TCGCGGAGGCAGCCGGACAGCCCGCCTTGGTCCGTGTCTTTCAGTATAGCTTGCGCAATGTGACAGCGAAGAATGACAAGGCGGCGGCGGAATACCGCGCTCGGCTTGCCGGCAAGGTTGCCTAGCGCCAGCTTACCCGGACCGGCTTCACTTCAGCCCGCCCCGCTTGGCGGGCTTTCCTTTGCCCCGCGGTGCATACCATCGTCCTCGGCCGGCTCTGCTCTGTCCCCGCCATACTGCGATATGCGTTCGTTGCCATTAACGTATTTCTGCCCTGCGGGGCACCGTAGGCGGCGTGTGCCCTCTTGCCGCTAGGGTGCTAGCTCCCCTTGTGCCAACCGACTTGTGCGCCAGCCGCAGGCGCAAGGCGGGGCAGATCACAGGATATAAGCATGTGCAAGAGGGTGACCCTTCCGTGTATGCCTTGGCGGTCGCACGCTATGGCATGTGTCGTTTTAGTTTCATGCGCAACGCATACCACTATAACATGCCCCGCCCAGTCTCCGTGGCGCTTGCCTGCGCCCTTGTGACAAGCCCGCTACCATATGGCCCTTGCGCCGTATGCCCCGCCAGCGGGCTACCTAGCGGCGCGGCAGGGTGCAACGGTTCTAGCACAATCACGCTAGCGCAACGCATTACGGACTAGACGGTTTAGTAGCCTTACCTACGCCAGCGCACGCTACGCTACTGCGTAGTAGGTTGTCACGTCGCTGCGCCCGCCGCCTGCGTTCCGTCTCGTTGCCAACGAAACTACTCGGCGCGTCGCCGCTTGCGTCGCCTGCGGTATCGTTTCCAACGTCACTATGCCGTTCGTTTCGTTGCAAACGATACGGAAGGGGTGGCCGGCATGGGTCCCCTTCGGCGCAAGCGCGCCGGCAATACGTTGTGACCCCCTTCTGAAAAATTTAGCCTTTTTAAGCATATACGATAATCCCACCCCATCCCACCACTCTCGCGCCAGCCCCGCCGCTCCCACACCGGCCGTGCCCGCCCCGCCCCGCTCCGCTGCGCGCCCACAAAACCCTATCACACGCGCCCGCTTCGCGCTATACTCACTCGTGGCGCGGCGCTGCCGCCCCTTTCCGAAGGAACTGTGCTATGCCTTGGCCGGACCTTATACCCTCTCGCGGCGCAGTAGCCGAGCCACTGTTGCTTGAGATTGAGCGGGAGCTGACCCACGCCGACCTGGCCGCACTTGCGGGTGCGCCGAACGTCGGCGTGCCGATCGTGCAGAAGCTCCGCGCCATCCACCACCGGCAGGCGGCACTTTTGGCCGACGGCAAGAGCGTCAAGGAAGTCGCGGCAATCGTTGGCTGCACGACGGCGCGGCTGACGCAGCTTCAGAACGATCCGAGCTTTGCCGAACTTGTCGAATTTTACAAGGACCAGATCATCACGGCGATGTTGTCGGACTCGGCCCGCTTGCGAGACAAAATCGTTGATGTGGGTGAGATGGCCGTAGACGAGCTGCGGGATCGGCTAGAAGACACCGAACAGCGTAAGCGCATCCATGTCGGCGAAATCCGCAAGATCGCCGAGTTCGCCATGGATCGCACCGTCGCGCCGCCACAGGCCGCTGCACCGACGCCGCAGTTCCCGCCCACGGTGACGATAAACTTCGGCACGCCCATCAAGCAGCAGCCAGCGGAACCCGTTGTCATCGAGGGTAAGGTGGAAGAGTAGTCGGAAGGATATGCCTAAAACCAGCCCAAACGGCGAAACCAGGGGGACCACACTATGACCGAAGACTTCAACCAAGGCTACGCCAACCATGGACGGGATTACGGCGACGAGACGCTCACACGGCAGCGGGTGACCATACCCCCTGCGGCGGATCGCTGGCTGCTCTACTTCCTCCGACTGGCGTGCGAAGCGGCCAGTATGTCGAAGGACCCAAGCACACGGGTCGGCGCCATACTCGTCAACGACCGCCGAAGCATCATCGCTGCCGGGTTCAACGGCTTTCCGCGCCGACTTCGCGACAGCGCCGAACGCCTAGCGGACCGCGAACAACGGTTGGCGTTGACAGTTCACGCCGAATTGAACGCTATTCTCCAAGCGGCCGAGGCCGGCATATCCACGCGCAACACGACGTTATATTACGTCTGGCAGGACGTGGCGACGGGCGAATACTACGGCGGGCCGCCCTGCGTTCGCTGCGCCGTCGAACTGATCCAGGCGGGCGTGACGGGCATCTTCGGCTACAACGCCCCGATGCCAGTCCGCTGGGAACAGTCGTCATTGATGTCCCGCATAGTCTTGGACGAGGCACAGGTGCCGTTCACGGAGATCGACCGATGACCGACTCCCGCTACACCGGCGGCTATACGCCACGTTTCTACGGACTTCCCGGCGACAACCTTACGCCACCCAACGGCGGCAGTTCGGTCAAGCCAGGTCCGGCGTTTCGCCACGCCGGCTCCCCGAGGGAGGAACACGTCGTTCCGACGGACGGCGAAGGCTTGCGCTACGACAACCACAAGCCAATGTATGAGCTGATCCCGCCCGAGATGCTCGACGCCCTGGCGGCCTACTTCACCCAGGCCGGCGGTCCACCGGGCGGGCCAACCAAATACCCGCTTCGGAACTGGGAACGCGGCATGCTCTGGACCAGGTGCTTCGGCGCCCTGATGCGCCACGCCTGGAAATGGTTGAGGGGGGAGGATATTGATGCCGAGACCGGCGCTCACCACATGATCGCCGTGGTGTGGAATGCGACGGTGCTATATGCCTATTCTGTGCGGGGCCACGGCACCGACGACAGGCCGAGGTATGTGAAGGATGGGACGTCGTAAGAGAACGGGGACCAGGGCGGAAAATAGATATATGCGCGAGGGTGACCCTCCTGCATATACCTAAACCAGAGATTGCTCTATGTCTAACGGAATAGCGTCTCCTATGACCGAAGTAGTCTTCCAAGAACTCATCGACTTGTTGCGAAAGCACTCCTCGGCAGTTACCGACGAGGAACTCTTGGCGATTGCAGCGAATATGGTAGGCAAGATTATCGCCCTCCAAGACCAAACCACCATGACAAACAAGAGGGCTTTGTCTATCATTGCCCGTAACATTGAGCTTGGTAACCGTCAAGCACTCGACGCCCTAAATAGGGCTTCGGCAAGCCAACATTAGTGTCGTGACTACCAGCTTCGCTCCTTCGACCGACTATCGCGTTGCCCTCGACTTGCATGTAGCGCGTCGGCGAATGCTGTCGCCCTGGGGCAAAGCCAAAGGTAGCAACTCTGCCGCGAAGCGGGGTCTGACATACGAACGCCGCGTCGGCCGAGAACTCGAACTCCACACTCTTGCAGGTCGCTTCAGCCGTGTCGAACACACCCCCTGGTTTGACTTCGCCGATTTGTTTGGCGTCTCCGCCTGCGCGCCCGATTTCCTCCTACATGGCCTTGACGGCAGGGTTACCGTTGTCGAAGTCAAGCTTACGTGGGTGCCAACGGCCTTGCCGAAGCTCAACGACCTTTACATCCCAGTTGTGGAACTCGCACTTGGAAAAGTGGCTCGGCCACTCGTTATCGTCAAAGCCTTAACGCCGGAGGCCCCGAAGACCTTTGCAACGTCGTTGAGTGAAGCGTTATCGGAAGGATATACCTATCCCCTGGTCTGGCCTGCGAACAGGCGGATACCGTGGTAACGCTTACGGCGCCCCACGCTCGCGGTGCGGTCTGGCGGACACCGCCGGCGGCGGAACCGGACGAGGTTCGGGTTTGGCTCGAATGGGCCGGCCAACGGCTGTTGTGTATGCGCATTCGCGGAGCGGCCCCGGCCGGGTTCCGTAACTTCTGGCCCGATTACGTCGATACCTACGGCGCGTCGAACAGGGAGGCTTTGCATTTACCGAAGGTAGCCCCAGCCGACATAACCTACGTCGAGCTTATTTTGACGCTGCCGGCCCTTTGCTCGGACCATCAGCGGCGCCGCATCCTCCACGCTCGGTCCTTGGTCCACCCCCTCACGGGCCGTTATATCAACTCCTATGGTAAGATCGCCCTTCGTGAAGCAACCGATGAGCGTAAAGCGGCTCGGATTTATGTTAGTGCGTTGGCCGAGGTGGCACGACTCGTTCCGCAATCGAAAGCATCTACGATACGGGCATTCCTAATCCGCTAACCGCTTTAGCCTTGACATGGTTTCGGTCCCCGCCGTAGTCTCCACCTTAGTCTAGGGTGACGTGCCAAGAGCGGGTTCGGCCGTATTGGCTACCTCAGATGATGGCTTAGGTGTCCCTTCGTTAAACTTGTAGCCCCGAGGTCCGGTGCCTCGGGGTTTTTCTTTGCGTTAGGGCAAAACCAATTACCGAGTTCGTCCGCCCATATCTCTATCCCAAACAGCTCGATGCAATGTTTTGCCCCGAGCGTTACGGGATCATAGAGGCATCGACCAAATCGGGCAAGACCGTCTCGGCCATCGCTTGGATCATCGAAAAGGCGCTCGGCGGGAAGGCCGGCCACAACTTCTGGTGGGTAGCGCCGGGGTATAACCAGGCCGAGATCGCCTACCGGCGCATCAAAACCTCCCTCACCCGTGGGTCGTTTACCCCGTTCGACTCACCGACGCCGCGCATTCAACTCATGAACGGGGCTGTTATTTGGTTCAAGTCGGCCGACAACGCAGACGCCCTCTACGGCGAAGACGTTTACGCGGCGATTGTCGATGAAGCCAGTCGTGTGGCCGAGAGTGGCTGGCACGCCATCCGGTCAACGCTGACGGCCACAAGAGGTCCCGCCCGCCTAATCGGCAACGTCAAGGGCCGCAAAAACTGGTTCTATCAGCTTGCCCGGCGCGCCGAAGCTATGATGCTCTCCGAGCCTGATCCCGCGAAGCGTAGTATGCACTACGCAAAGATCACGGCAGACGATGCGGTATCTGGTGGCGTCTTGGACGCCGAGGAAATCGAAGACGCCAGGGCGGTGCTGCCCGAGTGGATTTTCCGCGAACTCTATTACGCGGAGCCGGCCGATGATGCGGGTAACCCCTTCGGCCTGGATCACATTCGCGCCTGCGTCTTCGAGGACGGTTATGTGGCCGAAGGCCCGGTGGTGGCGTATGGCATCGACCTTGCGAAGAAGCATGATTACCTCGTCATCATCGGCCTTAACAAAAAGGGCGAAGTCGCAGCGTTTCACCGCTGGCGGGGTCTGCCTTGGCGGAAGTCTATCCGAGCTATCTGGGAAATCGTTGGTGAGGATACTCCGGCTCTTGTTGACAGCACGGGGCTCGGAGACCCGGTCCTTGAAGAACTCCAAGTCGAGCATGGGAACTTCATAGGATACCATTTCTCGCCGACATCCAAGCAAAAGCTGATGGAAGGGTTGTCGGTTTCCATTCAGAGCCACGAGATCAAGTTTCCGAAAGGCTACATTAGCCAGGAACTTGAGTCGTTTGAGTATGAAGAGAGCCGAACCGGCGTGCGCTACAGCGCACCCGCGGGGCAAAACGACGACTGCGTGGCGGCGTTGGCACTGGCTCGGCAGATGTGGACGGAAGTCCAGCCCGGCACCAATTTGATCGACTACTACGCACAAGTGTCCGAACGGATGAAATCCCGTGCGCAGACGCTTCCGGATGAGCCGAAGCGCCCATGGGATACCGGCGGCGATACTGAAGTCGTTGTCGGCAACATCTTCGACAACGAACTCGACCTTGTGTATGAGCAGACCGTGGGGCGGGTGTTGGGCTCGGCCTCCCGTCAGTGCTGCGCCTGCGGTGAAGTCATACCGCGTGGGGCGCAAGTTTCCGACGGTGAACTCCTATGGCACCCCGCTTGCGCCGGGGCAGCGCCGAAGTTCTTACCGAACCGGGAGTATGCCTAGCATGGACAAGGTTATTATCGCCGTGGGCGTTGTGCTTTGGTTTGGCGTGGTGCTTCTGCTGGCGGGCTACGGCTCGTGAAGATCATCTGCGTCGTTCGCGGTAAGCCTGCGGTGATTGTAGGCTACGTGAACGGCAAGAAGAACCGGCCCATGGCAATCGTGTTGTCCGATGGGAAGCTGAATTCCGTTCGGCTTAAGGACGTTAAACTCCAAGCGGACGAAGAACCCAATGTGACGCCGCTCCGGCGGAAGGAAGGCGCTGCGTGATGTTGCCGTCCATCGTCACCCCCGCACAGCTTGACGCGATGGTGAAGCTGGCGCTGATGGCACCGCCGGGCGACTTCGCGGAAGTCGGTGTTTATCAGGGCGGTAGCGCCCAACGGCTTTACGGTGCCGCCCTATCCCAAGGCCGCCGTCTCCACCTGTTCGACACCTTTACGGGAACGCCATACTATACCGAAGGTCTCGACCACCACAAGATCAACGATGAGTTCTGTGCGCCGTGCGGAACAATCGAGAACATCCGCGAAATGATGCCGTTTGCGCGGCTTTACGTTGGTAGGTATCCGGAGACGCATCCGCACGATCTCGGTCCGTTGGCGTTCGTCCACGTCGATTGCGACCAATACCTTAGTTATCGGGCGGTCATTGGTAAGATGTGGCCGTTACTGGTGCCCGGCGGCATCATGTTGTTTGACGACTATCCGTATCTGGAAGGCGCCAAGCGGGCCGTTGAAGAGAAGTTCGATCCTCGGGATTTGCGGGTGTGTCACAGCCGTAACTATATGGTAAAGCCGCCGGCGTGATGTTGCAAATCTGCTGGCGAGTGCTGACGACGATGGTGTTGTATTGCGGGCCACCGCAGCCGGCCGACTTGGCGCGCAATACCTTCGCCATAGAGACGGGGCGTTACGACCCGGCGCTTGCCGAGTTCGACAACATTTCCCGGCCAATTCTGCTACCGCCGTCGCCGGAAACCGCCCTGGCGTTTACTCGCCTGCGGGATGCCTGGAAGCATTCCGATGTCCGGTGAATACACCAACGAGGACTTTCTGGCGGCGCTCCGCGAAGCGCAAGACTCGGCAAAGCCACAAGGCCCCAACTTCGCCGAGTGGTCGCAGGACTTGCGAAAAGCCCCCCGTGGGGGCGGCATCCAATCCTCGCTGGCGCATCTGTCCCCCGGCTTCGGCCTCCTGGGCAGCTCGCTGAACACAACGTCCCGAGCGCCAACCGGTCCAGCCAACCGTCCATCCGGCAACGTCGCCGTTGGGTTGAAGGACGACAAGTGGTTCGGTTCTTATCCCGGCCAGCAGTTCGGCGCCAATACGGCGACGCAGCCTGGCCCCTGGCCGAGCAAATACAACACGATGCGGATGGATCAACCGCAGCCGTGGATTGACGACGTGAATATGGCGTCGATCTGGTATTCGCCGATGGAGCCAGTCTGGCCCTTTGGTCCGCCGTTCTATACCATGCCGAGGGAGTGGGATTTCCCGGTCGGTTACAACATCAACTACGTCCCCAAAAGGCTGGAACTCAATGCCATGCTCCGTGGCATGCGTTCGTCGTGGGGCGTATTGGCGACGATCATCGAAACCCGGAAGGACCAACTGCTTCGACTTCCGTGGACCATTCAAGTCCGCAACAAGCCGAGGGCGTCGTCTAGGGCCGTTGACGAGATGCGTAAGTTCTTTCGGCGACCGGACGGTAAACTATCCTACCAACAGTGGACCCGCAAGCTGTTGGATGATCTGTTTGTCATCGACGCGCCGACGGTGTTCATGGAGCGGAACATCGGCGGACAAGTGCGCCAAGCCCAGGTGCTTGACGGGGGTATGATCTTTCCGTTGATCGACGATACCGGCCGCAGGCCCGATACGTCGTTCACAATGGACGGACAGACAATCGTTTACGAACACCGACAGCCGGCGTTCCAGCAGATTACGTATGGTCTGCCGATGCTGAACTTCTCCGAAGATGAGATCATCTATGCAATGATGAGGCCGTTGCCGGCCTTTCCTGTCTTCGGTTATAGTCCGGTCGAACAGATCATGACCGAGACGACGGAAGCGATCCGTAAGACCTTCTATCAGCTTGAGTTCTGGCGTGCAGGCTCGATGCCGGAACTGATTGTGACTGTGCCGGATAACTGGACGCCGAGGCAGATTGCCTCGTGGCAAGCGCATTTTGATAGCATCTTGAGCGGGCAGCTTACGCTCAAATCCAAGGTTAGGTTCGTCCCTGGCGGGATGAAGCCGTTTGACATTAAAAACGCCTCGGGCGAAAGCCTGTGGAGCCAACGTGATGAGTTATTGGTTCGGCTTGCTTGTTATGCTTTTTCTGTTTCACCGACTCCATTCGTTCATCAAACCAATCGGGCGACTGCGAACCAGAGCCAGGAAACAGCCGAAGAAGAGGGACTCTATCCCTTAATGGCGTGGTGGAAGGATGATGTCATTGACACCATCATCCAAGAGAAGTTCGGCTATGATGACGTTGAGTTCACATTCCTGCCGAGGGCAGAACCGAACCAAGAGAAACAGTCGTCAATACATCAGGTTCAGCTTCATGACGGAACCAGGACTATCAATGAAGTCCGTGGTGACCTGGGGCTGGAACCGATCGAAGACGGCGATGTTCATTTGATTTATACCGCAAGTGCCGTGATGCGGCTGGATCAGGTTGTTTCCGGTGAGGCGGTTATGCCCGGCACGGCGTTGCCGCCTGGCGGAGCTAAACCAGCCGGCGAGACTGGGCGTTCGGCAGTTCCGAACAAAGGCCCGATGAGCGGTGCGCCGCAGCCGAGGAACAATTCACCGCTGCCGCCGCCCCCGAAGGACCCGACGCCGACGCCAGTGCATAAGCTTCTAAAGGGTCTGACGGCAGAGGCTATCGCCGAGGCGGCAGCGCAGACTGACGACGATCCGAACAAGATGCAGCGCAAGCTCGGGAACTATCGTAAGGGCAAGTTCTCATATAAGGGCTTGCGCATAACGATTGAGAATGCCAAAGGCTCCAAGCGGGGTGAGAAAGACAAGTTCGGCGTCAAACACTACGTCAAGATGCCTGCGCCTTATGGGTATATCAGGGGCACACTTGGTGCCGACGGTATGCAAGTCGATTGCTATATGGGCAAGCATCCCGAGGACTCGGACTTCGTTTACGTTATCGACCAGGATAAGTTCGATGCCAACGGCACCGATTATGGGTTCGATGAACACAAGTGCTTTTTGGCATATCGGACCCCGAAGAAGGCCGTCAAAGACTATTTGGCAAGTCATTATGACGGCCTGGGCCATGAGCGTCTCGCGGCGATAACGCAGATGACCTACCGAGAGTTCAAGTCCTGGCTCAAAGATGGGGATATGAAGACGCCGATTTCCGAACAAGGTATCGGCACCGTCATCGGACGTCGCGGCAAAGGCAACGGCATTGCGAAGCTTGGCGATACTATCGGCCAAGGCATCGGGCTGTTGTCATACAATTACCTTCGGGCGAAGCCGGCCAAGAGCCGCCGCAAGAAGCGTAAGGCCCTGCAAGGGCCGAGATGGAAACTTGTGGCATAGGTAAGGAGAGAACCAATGGCGACGGTAAAATTGGCTGGAAACGGCTTCGGCGGCACAGTGCAGGGGAATTACGGAACATACCAGGCGGCCAGCGATGGCTCGTTTACCGTCGACACCCGTGATGCGCCGTCGTGTCTGGCGATCGGCATGGACTATGTCCAGCAGTTCAGCCAGTCTTACACCACGCCGATCGCCCCGGCTGCCGCTGGCGTCGGCGCCATCGTGGCGTCTGGTGCCCTGTCGAACGGCACCGTGGCGGTCACCGCCCAGCCGGATGTGCCGCGTGCTGTGACGGTGGAAGTCGGCACCGGCACCGCAGCCATCAGCGCAGGCTCCGCGGCTGTGACCTACACCGGAAACGATGGGCTCGTCGGCACCGACACCTTCTCCCTCGTCTGCGGCGCCAGCAGCGGCGTCACCCAATTCCTGAGCCGAGGCTGCGTCACAATCTCCACCATTACCGTCAGCGGCGTCGCTGGCGGCACCAGTCCGTGGCTCCGCATGTCTCGCACGGCGGCACTGAGCGTGCCTGTTCCGCCCCAGTCCGTTGATGTGGTGTTCACGCGCGAATACGATAGCGGAGCGACAATCGCTCTCGGCACGCCATCGTCCACGATCCTGGGCACCATCACGCCGACCACGGCGCCGAATGGCACGGTGACGTATAGCTGGCTCTACGGTGCCGTCAGCGCCGATACATAAGGCGGTGTCGGCGTAGGTCACTTACGGTCAGGGGGACACGTAAATGGACAACAATGTGAACGAAGTGGTTGTGTTACCGGCAGCGGCGGCGGCGGAAGTAGGAACGCTACGCCGCGCCGACGAACTCAACCAGCACGGGGCTAACTTCTTCGGCCGAGGATTGATGGAGCCTGCACGGCTGCATTTTCTGGCGGCTTTGCACGTTGATCCGAACCATGTGCAAGCACTCCAAAACCTTGGAGCCGTGCTGCGCAACATGGGGCACTTCGCGGCGGCGGAAAGCGTTGCGCGCCGAAGCGTGGCGTTGGCCCCCGACAATCCGTTCTGCCGGTCGAACCTCGGTGTCAGTCAGCTTAGTAACAAACGCTTCATCGAAGCGTGGGTTACGCTGAAAGACGTGTTGCGGATGCTGCCCGAGTCGCCGCCAAGCTGGCATAACTACGGGCTGTTGTTGTATATGATGGGACGGCATAGCGAGGCGCTGTCAGCGTTTCGCAAGAGTGTCGAACTGACCGGCGATGGTCCCGTCAACCCGCATCTTATCAGCGATCAGGCGCTGACGCTGTTGCAACTGCAACGGATACAAGAGGGTCTGGCCCTCTATGAAGCCCGGTGGTCGTTGCTCGCCAAGAGTCCGATCTGGCATCTGGGCTTGACCGAGTGGAAGGGTGAACCCGTCGCCGGCAAGCACGTTTTGCTGCACCACGAACAGGGCTTCGGCGATGGGATCATGCTGATCCGCTTTTTGCCGAAGCTGCTGTCGTTGCAATGCAAGGTAACCGTAGCGGCGCCCAAGGAACTCGTTCGGCTTTTCACGCTCGCGTATGGCGACGTCGTGAATGTTGTTCCGATGTTGGACGAAGAGAACAACATACCGGCTACCTTGCGGGAAGAGAAATTCGATTACCATGTTCCGATGCTGTCGATGCTCCGCTATATCGGGATCGAGAAGACCACCCAGATCGACCCAACGCCGTATCTGGTCGCCCCTCGGGGCGCCAATTTGCCCCACTTTATGTCGGGGCAATACAAGGTCGGCATCGTCTGGGCCTCCGGCGACCACGGGCCGGTGTTGAACGAGCGTCGGCGACTGGCGCCTTTGGTGGAGTTCCTGGGGCTGACCGAGATCAAGAACACCGTCGTCGTATCCTTGCAAAAGGGCAAAGAGGGCGACGACTTGCGTCGTTTCGGCCTGGAAGGCATCATCTACGATCTCGCGCCGAAACTGAAGGATTTTGCCGATACCGCCGCCGCCATCCTCAAGATGGACGTGGTTATCAGTGTCGATAGCGCCGTGGCCCATCTCGCTGGCGCTCTCGGCGTGCCTTGCCTCATGCTATCACCCTATACAAAGTGTTGGCGGTGGTGGGGGCATAAGACTGGTATGCCGTGGTATCGCGGTATGCAAATCTTCTACCAGAAGCAGAATGGCAGTTGGACCGAGGCGGTCTATGAAGCCATTCGGGTCGTGCGACTGTTACACTTGGGCATAAAATAAGTATATGTTCGAGTGTCACCCTTGCGCATATACTTAAAAACAAGGAGACTTTCCGATGGCAACCCAAACCAAAACAGTCGTCAGCACCACGCAGACGAACTACGTTATCACGGACGCGGAGGGCAACTCCGTTACCGTGGCGCTGACGCAGGGCTTCGGCTCAGGCCGCACGCTCGTTTTCACGTCCGCAGGCGGTCTGCATCAGGACGGCCAGCAGATGCTCGAAACACTCATGCAACTGTTAAGCACCGGGCTGACGCCGTAACGGGACTGCGGGTAAGGACGGACACTGGCATGAAAAACCTTCCGCTAGAGAGTGTTTTCGCGCTGGTGTCCGCCGTCGGCGTGGACGAAATGGGAGCAATTTAACCATGAGTGACTTTCAGATTTTCATGCCGATTGCCAAGATGGACGCTGCGAAGCGGACCGTCAGCGGCTACGCCAGCACGCCGGCGGAGGACTCGGACAATGAAATCGTCACCCTCGACGCCATCAAAGACGCATTGCCCGATTACCTGAAATGGCGCAACATTAGGGAAATGCACAAGCTCAACGCCGTGGGTGTGGCGCAGCAAGCCGACACGGATCAAAAGGGCCTATACTTGACGGCCAAGATCGTGGATGACGCCGCCTGGGAGAAGTGCAAAGCGGGCGTTTACAAGGGCTTTAGCATCGGTGGTAGAAAGCTCGCTCGTAACGGCAAGAAGATCACGAAGATCGACCTGACCGAGATCAGCGTTGTGGACCGCCCGGCAAATCCCGAATGCTCCTTCGACATGGTGAAGGCGGCAAAACCCGTGGTCGATGCCCCAGCGGTTCTGGTCAAGGTCAAGGACAAGGTGAGTGCCGAGGCCAAAGCCCTAGCGAAGATGGCGAAGATCGTCGGCAGTCTCGCAAAGAACGGCCCGCCGGCGGCGCATGACGGGTTTAGCCTGCCGGCGCCGGTCGAGAAGACCGAGCCAGCGGCCCAGCCGGACGGAGTAGCGAGCGTCAACGACAGCCGGCCGAACGAAAACATCACCCGCAAGACGGACGACTCTTCGTCGCCCTATGGCGACGTCGAATACGCCGATCCAGGCCACCAGGCCGACAAGAAAAAGCGTTATCCGATTGATAACGAAGACCACATCCGAGCAGCGTGGAGCTACATAAACAAGCCGAAGAACGGCGCCAAATACAACTCGGAACACTTAGCCGGCATCAAATCGCGGATCGTTTCGGCGTGGAAGAAACATATCCACCAAGACGGGCCGCCTGCGGCGAAAGTCAAATCGGCGAAAAAATTCGCCAAGTTCGCCCGGCTGGTAGCGTATGCCGAGGCCGATCAACTACCGTCGTTCCTTACCCTGGGCGCCAAGCCGGCGTCGGCTGAGGATGATCCGTTTACGCTCGGCAAGCGAATGTCCACCGCAAGCAACCTTTCGTATGTGTTCGACAGCATACGCTCGGCGCAGCGTAGTCTCATCCTGGAAGGCCGAGGCGAAAAGGATAGCAAAGACCGTCAGCTTGCCGATCGCCTCGGCTCGCTCGCGAAAGAGGTTGCCGGCGTCATTGCCGACAAAGCCACCCACGAGGGCGGCGAAGCCACGTCGCTCACGGATATTGACGACGCATACATCAACCAGTTCTTGAACGGAGACAACGCAATGACGACGAGTTCCACCCTGGCGCTTGCGGCCGGCGGCGATCCGCTGGCGGCAGCCATCCTCGATCTGGTCAAGCGGGCGGCGGAACCGTCCATTGCCAAGCGGATGGAAGACGCATCCGAAGACGTCAAAAAGGCCCGCAAGGCGATGAAGGAATGCCGGAAGGCCATCGAAGAATGCCACAAGATGCACAAGGCGGCATACCTGGCGAAGATGGCGAAGGCCAAGGGCGGCAAGGCCGACGGCAAGGATGGCGACGATGACTTCGACCACGAAGGCGCGATGGAGAAGCTCAACAAGGCGTTCAGCGACGCGCAGAAAGCCGCTATGCTGGGCAAGGCGGCAATCGGCCAACTGGCAAAGGCGGCGGCGCATGTCGGGCAGCGCGGGCAGGAAACCACCGATGCCATGAGCGGTGTTTATGAAGTCCCAGCAGGGGTGAAGAACCTGTCCATGTCCGACATGGCCGGTGCCGGCACCGGCACCGGTGAACGCGGCACAATGCCATCGTTGATGCCCGCCGATGGCAGCGTCTACGCAGGCAAAGCCGGGGGCGGAAACGACGACCTGCGGAAGTTCGCGAACAAGGACGGCATGGTGCCCCTGGGCAACGTCGAACTGATGATGAAGGCAGCGGCAGCGGAAGCCGAGCTAGCGGCACTTCGCCGGATGCCGATGAGCGCAGTCGGTGCCCGACGGCCGCTGGCCTTCGATCCCTCGGCCGTCATGGGTGGTGGGACGTTCGGCAACGGCGCCGGTGGCTCCCAAGACCTGCACAAGTCGCTGTTCGACGGCGTGAACGTCAACGCCCTCAACGGCGCCGACGAAATGGCCCACACCGCGGCGTCGGCTCGGGTCATCGGCAACATGCTGACCAACACCGGCTTCGCGAAAAGCGTTCTCGACCCCTCGTTCAAGGGCAGCGCCGGATCGTAACGGAACCGATCGGCACCACCCGACTCCATCCACCGCTAGTTGAAGGAATTTTCGTCCATGTCTGGTAACAACAACGTCGCGTTCACGGGCAACGGGGGGATCGGCAACGAGTTCATCACCGTCCTGTTGCAGAACGAGAACTTCGTCCGAAACCTCGAAAAGCGCCTCGGACCGCTGGCGAAGGCCGATACCATCCAGCAGGCCACGAACCTGCTGTGGTATGACCTCAAGCCCGTCGTTCAGATGCTCTACCCGTATCGGGAACTGATCCCCCGCATCAGCCGACTGCCCCGTGTGTCGGCCGATGGCGGCAACGCATTCCACTGGAAGCGGATCGTCGGCATCAACGTCAACGGCGCCAGCAGCGGCGTCAGCGAAGGCAACCGTGGAGCGCGAATTGCGATCTCCGAGCAGGACCTGACGGCGGCTTTCAAGACGCTGGGCTTCGAGTCTTCGGTCACGTTCGAGGCCCGGCTCGGCGCTCGGAACCTATCGCCCGAAGCACTAGGCATTTCTGTCCAGGCCGCCCTGCGTTCGCTGATGATCGACGAGGAAAAAATCCTCATCAACGGCAACGCAACGGTGCCACTCGGCACCACGCCGACGCCAACGCTCGTCGCCGGAACGGTAACGGGACTGACGGGCTCGTTCAGCGGCGGCACCGTCTACGTCATTGCCGTGGCGCTGACTGGCATGGGCTACCTGGGCTACACGCCATACAACTCCACCACCAACCTCGGCGGCGTGGTGGGGCAGGTGACCAAGGTCAATGCCGATGGGTCGTCCGATACCTACGGCGGCGGCAGCGCCCAGCCTTCGGCAGAAGCCAGCGTCAGCACGTCATCGACGCAATGCGTGACGGCAACTTGCACGGTTGTCCCAGGCGCATTCGCCTATGCGTGGTTCGTCGGCTCGTCCTCCGGCGGCGAATACCTCGCAGGGCTGACGCCGAGTAACCAGGCCATCTTCACCAAGTATCCGGCGAACACCAACCAGCCGATCGGCAACCTCAAGGTCGGCGCCAGCTACGCTGACAATTCCGTCGACCAACTGGTGCCGGACGGTGTGCTGGCCCAGGTCTTCGCCGCGGTGACGGGGCCGGCTCCGGGCACCGTGATGGCGACGAACCCCTTGCTTCCGGCCGGCGTCAGCTACAGCCCAGGCGGTTCGATCATCTACACCATGGCCGCCGGCAATACCGGCCTCACCATGCAGGGATCGAATTTTCTGGAAATCGACGCCATCCTCCGAGCGGCCTACGATCAATACAAGATCGGATACGACCGCATCCTGATCTCGGCAACCGATGTGCTCAATACCTTCGGCGCCATGCTGGGACAGGCATCGACGGCTAACGGGTTCCGGCTCTGGTTCGACGCCGATCAGGAAACGGGGCGGATCGTCGCCGGCCGCCGGGTCACGTCGTATCTCAACAAGTTCTTCAACAACACGCTGGACGTCGAGGTTCACCCCTACGTTCCGCCCGGCTGCATCCTGTTCTGGTCGGACCGGACGCCGTATGAACTCTCCGGCGTGGCGAACTTGCTGGAAGCCCGAGTCCGGCAGGACTACTACCAAATCCAGTGGCCGTGGCGGACTCGGCGCTACGAATACGGCGTCTACGTGGACGAGAACTTCCCGATCTACTTCACGCCGGCATTCGGGGCAATCGTCAACATCAACCCGACCACCGGCAGCTTCAGCTTCTGACCGAAACTTCAGGGGGAATTTTTGGTCATGGCTGGATTGTGTGAAGACTGCACGGGCTGCTGCACCGTGTTCGAGGTCAAGGATATTGGTAAGCCGTTTGGTGCGGCTTGCCAATACCTTGGCGCAACGGCGTTCGGCAGGGGCTGCACCATTTATGCCGAACGCCCGCAGCCGTGTAAGAACTATGTTTGCCTGTGGCTGGACTCGCAACGGCGACAAGAGCCTGCGGACCGGCTGCCGGAGGCGCTTAAGCCCGAGGCGTGCAAGGTAGTTATGGGCTGGCCGTGGGGAGAAGATCGCGATACGCTGTTCGTGTATCCATACCCAGGCTACGAAGGGGCTTGGCGCAAACCGCCCGTGGCCGAACACCTGCGCATGATCCTTTCCCGAGGCGGAAAGGTCGTCGTGGTCACGGGGGCTACCCGTATCGCCATCAAGGGCGATATGGCGTTTGTAGGCACCGAAGAAGAATTTGCGCAACTGCTGTCGTAGGAAGGAACAAGGCAATGTGGATCAGGTTCCCCGAAGGGGTATCGAGCATTTCGTTCGAGGGGCTGGAACACCGTGGGAGTGTGCAGGACGAAGACGGGTTTTGGTATCTGGACGTGTCCGACGCCATTGCCCAGCGGCTGCACGCAAGCACGGGGACGGCAGGATTGGTCCTGGCGGAACCGCCGCCGCCGGCGATGAAAACTGAGCAGGAGCCGCCGGTCGTCGAGGCACCGACGACGGAACCATTGCCAACGGAACAGCCCCCGCCTACGCCGCCACCCACGGAGCCTGAACCCGCGCCGACGGAGGAGCATCCGTAATATGTGGTTCCGTTTCCCCCTTGGCGCTGAACGCATCACCATCGAGCGGCAAGCGTTTTCATCCGAGTTCGTGGACGAGGCCGGCCGGCACTACTTTCGCGCCCCTGGGCACTTCGCGCCGACGGTGTTGGCATTGGCGGGCTTCGACGTTGTCGAGAACCTGCCCGAGGGCATGCCGGCAGACCTGCCGCGTGAAGACCCCGAACGGGACAAGGCAATCGCAGGGCTTACCGCCAGCCTGACGGCCCTGCGGGACGATATCGCTGGGTTGCAATCGGATAGGATCGCAGCGCAGCAGGCCCTGACGGCGGCACAGCACGAGAACACAATGCTGAAGGCCGAACTGGCGAAGGCCAACGCAACGATTGCTGACTTGCAGGACGATCTGGAAGATGCAGGCAAGATGCCTCCACCGGCGCCGACCAACGGCACCGGGGCCAGCAAGAAGGCGTAAACGTCGGTGAGCTTGCTCTCTGGTGACCTGACTACGCCGCAACGGGTAGCGACATGGATGGGGCAAGCGCCAAGCTTGCCGTCGGCCATATTGTCGCAACTCGTTACATCGCAGAGTCGGGTTATTGGGAGCAAGCTCAACCGAGCGCAACTCTACAGTCAGACGTTTACGCGGACGTTTGATGGACTGGGGTATCCGGCGATTGTGTTACCGGACTATCCGGTAACGGCAATTATATCGGTCCAACAAGGCTCCTCGCTGATACCGCCGGCGCCATTGGGCATACCGAATGCACCATACCCCGCCGGCTCGGTGCCGTGTTATGGCTATCGCTACATACCGTGGAATAACGCACTTCCAGGCGCTCCGACGACACTGGAACTTGTCAACGCAGCCTTTTACTCGGCTCCGCAGAACGTCAAGGTGACGTATGTGGCGGGGTATTTGGTGAACGGGGAACAGTGGACTGTTCCTACATCACCAGGCCCCTACACCATTACGACGTTGCAGCCGCAAGGGATTTGGTGCCGAGATAACGGCGTGTTCTACGCCAATAGCGGTGTGGCGCTAACGCCTGTGCCGAGCAATCCATCCCAAGGCCAGTATAGCCTTAGCAGCGACGCTAACCCTGGGGTTTATACCTTTGCGGCGGCGGACGCTGGCGCTGCCGTTAACATATCGTATAGCTTTGTCCCAGCCGATCTCGAAGAGGCCGTCATCCAGATGGTCGTAGAGCGGTATAGTTACCGTGGACGGGTTGGCGATATATCGAAGAGTCTCGGTGGGCAAGAAACCATACGCTATATGCGCGGTAATTCAGGTCGTCCGTGGAATACGTCGTCGTCGCTTCCGCCCGAAGTGATGGACATGATCCAGCCCTATATTAGCGTTCTACCACCGACAATCGGCTCTCCCCTCTGATGCTTGAAATCACGTTTGAGTATGAGAGTCGGTTGGATGATCTGGATGAGCGCCTAAAGATGGCGCTGGTGGAGAAGATGGCCAGTTTGACCGAGATGATGTGGTCAAAGGTTATCGAGAATGTTAGTGGGAAGCTGTTGCAGACGAAGTCGGGCGATTTGAAGCGGGCGGTCAAGAAAGCACCGATTGAGGTCCAAGGCAACAGTATTGTTGGAACGGTGTTTGTTGAACCGGCGGGGCCGAAAGAATACGCACTGGAATTTGGTGGTAAGGGGACTTATCCCATTTCGCCGAAAAATGCTATGGTTCTTTCCTGGCTTGAGGGGGACAGTAGGATATTTCGGCTCTATGTCAGCCGTCACCCTGCGGCGAAGGACTACGGCTACTTGCGCGAAGCTCTTGAAGAAATGCGCAGCATTGTGCCCGAGCAACTACAGGCCACCATCGACAAAGTCTATGGCGGTGCTGGCTGATGGCTACGGCCACCCGCAACGTAGTTATGACGGCTATTTTAACCAATATCCAGGCGATGACGTTTGCCTCGCCGATCAATGGCTCTATCACTTGGAAGACCGTTACCAATCGCTTGCGGCTTTTCTCTGACGTGTCCCCCGACCAACAGCCTTACGCTGCACTTGTGACACATAGGGAACTGGACGAATACCGTGGCCTTGGGTTGTATCGTCGTCGGCTGGAGCTTGGTGTTTGGTGTTATACTCGGAGCGATAGTTCACCGGGCGCACCGGATTTGGATACCCTTATGGAAAGCTTCGAGAAGACGTTTAATGTCGTAGATGATCCGAGTCACGGCACCAATACCCTCGGGGGGTTGGTGTATTGGTGCCGCATCGAAGGTCGGACGTTTAAGGACCCCGGTGATTTGGATAATCAGACGTTGTTGGTGGTTCCGTTAGTGGTGGAAATGCCATGAGCGATATAAGCATACACACGAGGGTCACCCTCGCAGATATGCGTAGAACACCCACCAAACACCGTCTCTACCTAACCAACGACGGCCATATTGTCATGGTCGTGGCCGAAGACCAAACCAACCTCATTGAGGGGTTGAGGATACTTCTCGGCGCGAAATCGGCAGATACTATGCCTGCGCCGTGTTGGGACGAAGCTGAGCTTGCTCGGCGCAACGCAGTTGCCGCCGCCGGCGGTAGAATGAAAGGAGACTTCTGATGCAGGTTATCTTCGGCGTGGGTGCTCTGTGGGGCACTCGGAATGATGTGAGTGGTGTCGGCCCGGATCAGTTCGCGATCCTGCAAGACAACAGCATCGACTTCTCGTTCGAGGTCAAGGAGCTTTACAGCCAACTCGGGTTCCCTGTGGACATCGCCCGAGGCAAAGGAAAGATCACCGGCAAGGCCAAGTTCGCCCGCGTATTCGCGGCGCTCTACGCCGACATCTTCTTCGGCAACACCGCCGTCGCCGGCGAAACCAATACGTCGGAGAACGAAACCTACACGCTGGCGGCCAGCACGCTGACCGTCGCCAAGGCCAGCAGTTTCATCGCCGATCTGGGCGTCTACTACAACGCCACGGGCAACCTGCGGTTCACCTACACCACCGGGGCGCCGAGTGCCGCTGGGCAATACACCACGGGCGTCAATGGTGTCTACACCTTCTACACTGGGGACATCGGCGCCAGCATCGCGGTCAGCTACGTCTACACCGACTCCAGCGGCAAGACCATCACGATCACCAATCAGTTCATGGGCTTCACGCCGACGTTCATCGGCACCTTCTACCAGCAGCGTTCCACGCAAGGTGGGAGCGGGCAGATGACTCTTCGGCTCAACGAATGCGTCAGCAGTCACCTGACCATTCCGACGCGCATCGACGATTACGCCATGCAGGACTTCGATTTCCAGGCGTTCGCACAAGGCAACAATGTGATCGGGACGCTATCGACGTCGGAGTAACACTTCGCATTCGCCTATCAACCAGGGGGATACTTCTATGCTTTACGCCGGTGCCGATCTCGTCATCAACGAAACCACGTATGTTGTGCCGCCGCTGTCGCTCGGACAGCTACGCAACGGGGCTCTCGATGCCTTGCAGGAGCATGACAAGCTCCTGGCCGAAGGCAAGACGTATGAGGCCGTGGCCATACGGGGAGATATTATCTTGATGGCGTTGAGGCGCAACTATCCCGACTTCGACGCCAACCTGCTTTTCGACCACCTGGACGTCAGCAACACCAGCGCGCTGTGGTTGGCGGTGCTTGGCATTTCAGGCTTCCGACCGGGGGAAGCTCCGGCGGCGGCCCCGGAAACGCAGAAGGCGATGCGCGCTGGGACCTCCGACCCATCTATCGCAGCCTAGCGGCGGCGTATGGGTGGACCTACGCCGAGATTGACTCCCACACGCTCACGGAAGCAAATGAATTGTTTGCTGGTTGGGCTGAACATCCGCCGACAAACATACTGCTAAAGTCCCTCGTGCAAGGGCTTGGTGGGTGGAAGACGCCGCAAACGGAGTCGCTTGGCGCAGGCGACATTCCAGCCGACGCTATGGCGGCGATGAATGCATCGGCACTTCAAGCCATCCAATCCAAAGCTGGTAATCGTTTGCCGATTATTAGGGGCAAGGATACTGGCTTGCCGAAAGCTGCACCCGTCTTCGACCTTGACGCTATGCGCAAGCGCAATGCGGAAGTGATTGTTAAGATGTCCGAAAGGCGTCCAACGGATGGCTGAGAACGATCTCAACATCAATATCCGAGCGAACAATCTTGCCGGCGCTAGTTTTCAACAACTCAATCAAACTCTTCGGGATTTAGAAGGCACACTCGGCGCCATTGCTGCTGGTGCGCAACGCACCGGGAAGGCTATTACTGACTCGGCACAGGCTTCAATTGACACGCTCAATCGGGAGATTGAGACTGTAAAGGCGGAGATTGTTGCCCGAGAACAACAAGCTGCGTCCATAAACCAAGTAACGGCAGCGATCAAAGAACAAGGTGATGCACTTGCTGTTGTGCATCGGACACTACAGCAAAACATCGACGCCAGCTTTGCCGTTGGTGCCGATCGACAGATCAAATCGGCAACAGAGTCGGCTCGGGTATTAGCGACATCGCTTAGTGCCGCGGCGGAAGCTGATGCGCGTTTCCGTGCTGGGGAGTTGCAGACGGCTGCGGCAGCCGAGAAAGCTGCTACGGCGTTAATAAGGCAAGGCGAAGCTGTCCGAACGCTTCGCGGTGATGCCTTCTTCGGCGCATATGATCGTCGTTTAGGCATCGGCACTGGCCGAACCTCTGCCGCAGCGAGTGCAGCAACATTTGAGAAAGAGCTTGGGCCAGCAGAGCAATTCGGTCCATGGCCAGCCCCGCCCCGTCAGCCTGGTTCTGGTAGCGGAATTACATCCGTCCCTACTCGGGCTACTATTGATACTGTTCACGGCATTGGTCAGGCATATTTGTCAGCGGCAGCAAGTGCCGAGGTATTTAACAAAGCTCTCGGACCGACAGGTGGCGGTATTACATCCGTCGGGACACGATCGACCATCGACACCCTACAAGGCATCAATAGGGAGTTGTTGAGCGCCAAAGAAAGTGCGAAGATATTTCAAGAAACCCTCGGGCCGGCTGGGATAGGGATTATCTCGACCGAAACTCGTGGAACTATCGACACCCTGCATGGGATTGGGCAGGCGTTCCTTTCGGCCAAAGACAGCGCCCAGGTCTTTCTTCAGACTGAAACGGCGATTGAAACTGAGGCTCGGATTGCAACCGAGGCGTTGGCGGCGCAAGCAGAGGCGCTTCGGGCTAACAGCGTCGTTCAATCCATGTCCGGAGAGGCATTCTTCGGAGCTTTCAACCGCAGGCAGGGTATCGGTGGTGGGCAGACCTCGGCCGCTGCCAGTGCTGCTGCGTTCCAAGCCGCGTTGGGACCTGCTGGCGGCGGTATAACCACAGCGAGCATACAAGACACTATTAACCGTTTGCACGGTATAAATACTGAGTTCTTGTCGGCCGCGGAAAGCGCCAAGGTTTTCCGGGCGGCGATGGGACCGATCGGCACTGGCGTAGTCACCGCTGACCTTCAAGCCACAATCAACCGTATCCAAGGTATCGGACGGGAATATCTCTCTGCCGCCGACAGTGCCAAAGTCTTTGTTGCGGCGGAGACAGCGGCCGAAACAGCCGCACGGATGGCGGCCGTTGAGCAAGAGGCAGCGGCAGAGCGTGCAGAGCGTGCGGCTTCTAGGGCTAGAATAAGGAAGTTACAAGAAGACGCCGAAGGCGGTGGCGGGCTGAGCGGCGTTAGTATGGCCCGACACGGTATGGCGCTTTTAGACGAAGCTTCCAGAGGCCAACGGGGAGCGATGATAAGCTCTCTCGGAGCCGCCGCCAGGGATGCAGGTCTCGGGGTGGCAGGTTTAACGACCTCTATGGCGGGGCTTGTAGCCATCATGGGCGCTAGTGCGATTGTGCGTGGTGCGTCCGAGATGGGCAAGTGGGCCACGGAAACCCGCGCTGCCGCCAGTGCCACGGGTATGAGTATTCAGCAGTTCTCGGCGCTTGCTGGCGCAATGACGCTTATGGGTCTAAAGGGCGAAGAAGCCGATGCGTCGATGCGGCATCTGGCCGAACAGCTTGCTACAGCCTTAGCTGATCCTGCGTCGAAAGCGGCCGAGGCGTTCCAGAATCTCGGCATTGCGCAGAGCGAGTTGGAAAAGACAGGTGGTAACACGGCGGCGGCCCTAAAGCTTTTGGCCGATGCGTTTGTGTTGAACGCTGATGGGGCTAATAAGACGGAGAACATGAACCAGCTTCTCGGGCGAGGGTTTGAGAAGCTCATCCCGCTGTTGCAGAATGGTTCGGCGGGTATGGAGGAAATGACCGGCAAGGCTAATGAACTGGGGCTTACGCTAAATGAGTCAACGGCCAAGTCCTTGGAGACGACAGGACAAAAGGTGGATGAACTAGCTGCGTCTATCCGAGGCGAAGGTATCGCCGCGATGGTAGCGTGGGGGCCGGTTATTCAAGGGCTTGTCGGTCTGCTAGAAGACTTGGGCAAAGCCGCTGGGTTTGTTATTACCAAACTCGGCCAAGTCGCCACTATGATGAATAGTGCGTCTATTCATATTCCGGGGACGACGAAGAGCCTTAATGTTTTCGGTATGATGGGTGCACCTGGAATATCGGCGATAGCGGAAGATAAAACGCCAACTGGGCCAAGAGTTTCTCGTTCAGGAGACAGTAGGGAAAGGAGTCAGATAACACCGGCGGCGCTAACGCCCGCTGGCAGCAATGACCAGATGACGCGCATTAGGGCCGAAGCGGAGGCTGCGGCCTTAGCAGCCGGCCAGGGCGCGAAGAATATGGCCGCTGCCCGTCAGGCCGAAGGGCAAGCATATATTGCCGTTTTGGAAAAAGAGAAAGCCGCCGGAACTCTAAACGCCAAACAGCAAGAGGAACTGCAAGCGCAGATCAATGCGAAGAAACTTTCGCTGCTGAACGAAGGCATTGCGGCGCAAGATGCGGCGGCTCGGAAAGGCGCTAGTGCCGCTGCCAAAGCGGCAAAGCAGAGTTATGAGGACTTCGCCGGCGCGGAGCGGGAGAAGATTGCCCAGGCGAACGGCTCTGCTGACGCGATTATTGCGATCTATAATGAATGGGCCGAGAAGGCCGCCAGCGTCTATAAACAAAACGCAAGCGTAGTTGAAGCCATCGAACGGCAGAAAATCCAGGCGGTCAACAAAGCCAAGTTGGAGGAAATACGCAACGGGGCCAAGGCCGAAGAGGAAGTCAACAAAGGCCGGCTGGTGTTGGGCAAAGCCCAAATGCTGACCGAGGGTAAAAGTGACCCGGAACAGACGGCGGCGCTGGCACAACAAGAGGCCCAACAGATCGAAGCGGCGGCGCAGAAGGAAGTAGCGGCGCTGACGGAGATTATGAACTCGGCGGAAAAGGGTTCCGAAGTTCAGAAAGCAGCGGCGCAAGAGATACTGGCCGTTGTAACGCAGGCGAAGCAACAAGAAGTTTCGTTGTATCAGAAGGCTGCGCAGGCAACGCAACAAGCGACGCAGTCGATGATCCAGCCCGTTACGCAGTTGTTCAACAGCATCGGCAATCAGTTCGAGGGCCTAACGTCGTCACTTGTTAAGGCTCTGGTTGCCCCGCAAGTGGACCTTATCAAACAAGGTCTGACGACTATCAAGATCAATGAACGGAATAGTGAAGTCCACAAGGCGCTGCAAAAGTTCGCCTTGGATATGGTGCAGGATGCCGCTAAGAGCCTAGAGGACGCGGCGAGCAAGACGCTTACGACCGTGTTGAGCAATGCGCTTAACATCCCGTTGACGCAGGGCGCCAGTGGCCTCGGTGGGTTGTTGTCAAGCGGCCTAAGCAAGCTGGTAAGCGGCGGGAGTAGTAGCGCACTTAGCACGGCACAATTTGGTCTCTCGGCCACACAGCTACAAGCTGCCGGCACCGGATTGAGCGCCGCAGGCACCGTGTTAAGCACGTCAGGAACCGAATTGGCGACGACGGCTACATCCGCCGGCGCAGCGTTAACAGGCGCAGCGACGAGTTTGACGGCGTCGGCCTCGGCGTTGACGGCAGCAGCAGCCAGTAGCTCGGCGTCGTCTGCGGCCTCCGGTGGTTTCTCGTTTCTAAAGGGCGCGGCTACGCTCGGAGTGATTGGCGGAGGCTTGCCTTTCTTTGCCCGAGGCGGTATTGTCTCTAGTGCCGCCGGTGGGATGATTGTCGGCGGAAATGGTGCATCTCTTGCCGTTTTGCATGAGCAAGAGATGGTGCTGCCGAGAAACCTCTCAACCGGCATCCAGAGTATGATAAACAACAACCAACGGGGCGGGAATGCGCAGCTAAACTACTCCCCGACAATCAACACCAGTTCGCGCTCCCGAGGCGGGACAGGTATGACGAGAGCCGAGTTCCAGCAAATGATGACCCAACATGGGGGTAGTTTGATGGGTGAGGCTCGGAACATGATGCGTAGTGGCTTCCGCCCAGGTTAAGAAAGGAATATCCGATGGAAATCTTCACGATCGTTTGCGAGAATGTGGCTGTGACGGCGCAACAGGATGTGCTGGCAGCCTATGCTGCCAGCACAAAGAAGCTGCAACTACTGGCCGTCGAGATGGCAGCGAACGGCCAGACGACGGTGGGGAATTATCCGATCCGGGTGAGGTATCTGCCTGCGACGGTTACCGCCGGTTCTGGTGGGGGTGCGGTAACGCCTCACAACGTCAACCCGGATGGAGCATCACCGGGTTTCACCGCGCGGGCAAATGACACGACACATGCCGTGACCGGAGGAACAGCAGTCGATTACATTGCCTCGCAGTTCAATCCGATCAATGGGTATTACTGGCAAGCGCCCGTGGGAGTGGGGGATGAGCCCAAGGCCGACACCAGCGGCGCCCTAGTGCTGTCGCTCGATTCCGTCAGTGGGACGCTGAATATCTCGGCGACTATGTGGTTGCGCGAAATCTGATATAAGCATACATTAGAGGGTCACCCTCCTGTATATGCGTATATCATCCTTGGAGCGGTCCGATGGTCTCACTTTGCGTTGACGGGTTCGATCAGTTTGGGCCGCCCACGACTACATCGCCGATGCAGGCGTTGAACAACGACGGGTGGAATTTTAGTTTCTCGGTCAGCGCAACGCTAGTTCCGTCGTTGAATGGTATCAGCGGCTATGCCGTTCAGATCAACGTAAGTGAGACGGGATTTAATGGCTGGATGTCGCGGGCGCTTCCGGGATATTCCGATCGAGTAATCGGTGGAGCCAGGCTGTCGTCAACACTGTTGAACAACGGCGGGTTTGTGTTCTTCGACGGCGCAACTGCGCTTTGTAGCATACTTATCCAGGCTAATTCGGGCCTAATAACAATCAACCAAGGCATTGCGGGGGCGCAATTACAGGCGTCAACGTATAGTGTGGCGGCAAACACCGCGCATTATATTGAGTTTGACGTTACGTTCGGCACCGGGGCGTTTGGTGGCTGGACCGTTTGGCTCGACGGTGTGAAGATACTGCAAGGCAATGGGACGACCGTTCAGGGCGGTAGTAGCGCCGCTGATGTGGTCGGCATGTTTACCCAAAACTTCACCCTGTTGGAAGTGGATGACTTTTATTTATTCGACTCGACGGGAAGCTATAATTATTCCGCGCTATTAACCAATCCGATTGTGCTGACACAGGCGCCGATCGGAGATCAACAAACACAGTTCACGAACCTAGGTAATGTGTTCGGAAACTACTACCAGATCAGCAACAACTTCGCAGGGCTGACGACACCGGCGAACGTGTTGTATCTGAACAAGATTTTTGCCCAAGTAAACTGCACGGCCGAAAGCGTTGTCGTGTCGCTCCTGAGCGGTTGGGCTGGTGCGCCGACGGCAAATATGAAAGGCGTGATTTATTCCGACAACTCAGGTTCCCCTGGAACTTTAATCAGTTCGGGGACACAAGTAACGGGTTTGTCGGGGGCACAGCCAACAACCTTGCCGTTGGCGTCGCCGCCTAACCTAACGGCGGGGACTTACTACTGGATCGGGTTTATCTGCGATACGTCGGTCCCTGTAACACAGTATGCCAACAACATATATCTCGGCGAGCAGGCAAGCAATACCTATGCCAGCGGCGCACCGGCGACTGCACCGAGTATGACGGTCGGTATCTATTCGGCGGTGATGTATGTATCGTGCAACGGGGCATCGACAAATTGGGAGTCCGTGGCGCCAAATCCGCCATTCGGCGACACGTCTGCTGTGTCGTCCGCCTCTGTGGGGGTGACGGACCTCTATGTGTTTCCAGCGTTGCCAACGGTTGTGCAGGACGTTTACGCTATTGCCGTTGGAGCTAACGCCCGCGCAACCTATGCGGGGGTTCGGACGTTCCAGCTACAAGCCAAGAGCCAGGGCACAACGGGCGATGGAAGAGCGGGCAACATTACGCCGACAACCAATTACCTCTACTATACGTCAAACTTCGACGTCGATCCGCACACAAGCGCCGCATGGACGGTGTCAGGCGTTAATGCTGGTTTCTTCGGCATGGCCATATCAAGCTGACCCAAGGGAGAGCGGAAAATGAGTGACCAACTGACCGTCCAGGGGCGGTATGTTGCTGTGTGTAGGGATAAGGACGGCAACGAACTGTGGCGGGAAGAGTTTGACAACTTGCTGACGCAGACGGGCAAGGCATTTTTACTCGATCAGGCGTTGGCGGGAAGTGCCTATACGGCTGCCGACTACATGGGCCTTATATCCAGCACGAGTTTCACGGCAGTAAGCGGAGCTGATACGCCGACGAGCCACAGCGGCTGGTTGGAAGCGGGTGGGGCCAATGCGCCGACGTATAGCGGCAACCGCGCTACTTGTGCATGGAGTGCGGCGACTACGTCAGGGGCGAGTGCTTACTCGGCCACCAAAGCCCTCAGCGCAGCCCTGTCGTTTACGTTCACGGGTTCCGGCACCGTTCAGGGGGCATTCATTGTCGCCGGTAGCGGGGCGAATGCAACCATCGGCAACACCGGCGGCATTCTGTATTCCGCCGGGACGTTTGGCACCCCTCAACCCGTGGTGTCAACCAACGTGCTAACCGTGTCGTATCAGACCACTATAACCTAACGAGGGCGTTGCCGTGGCAAACAGAACGAGCTGGACGGCTGGTAATGGGCAGGGCCTAACCTACGGCTCGGCGGGTTTTACCGCTGCGAACTTCAATTCGCTGGCGTCGGGAAGCTGCGTGGTGGCTGCGAGCGCCATTACGAATAGCAGTTCGCTGGATTTGTATGCCGATGTGTCGTTTGTGCTGACTGTCGGTGGAACGACAACGGCAACAAGCTTGTTGGTGCTCTACATACTTCCGTTGAACCAGGACGGAACCACTTACGGCGATGGGGCATCGACTGGCTCCACGCCGCCCGTTTCGACCTATCAAGTCAGTTCCGTCCTTGTGGCCTCTGGCGTAACGTCGGGGAATACGATCACAGGGACATTCCGAGGCGTCGTGTTGCCCGCCGGCAACTTTAAGTTTGCGATTGCCAGTCAGCTCGGCGTGGCGCTGAATGCCTCTGCGGCTGCGACGGTGTCTTACCGGACCTATAACGAGAACCTGAACGCCTAATATGGCCGTCTATCACCGCCATCGGTATGGAGCTTCGCTAACCCGGCTATTGCCGCAGACGGATCAGCTTGAGATTGACTATACGCATCCGCTCGGAGATGGCTTGATTGCCTGTTACCTACCGGGTATTGGGTTGCGGGACTTCTGCGGTAATTGGCCGAATTTAGTTCCCAACAGTAATCCGACGTTCGATGTTGGCGCGAGCGGAAAAGGGTTAAATTCAACAGTAGGAACAGCCGGGGCATATACTGCAACAATAGGGACAAAAATTAACTCGGCACCTTATTTAACAACTGCTGCCTCGTTATTTGTGTTCTGTGATAATCTCGGCAATGCTAATCCACAGAATGCGTTTTTCGGTGTCAGTGCTAGTAGTTCCGCCACGTTCCAGATGGGGAAGTTTACATCGGGAACACTAGCAAACCAAGTCCAAATTTCGGGACAATCTACAACAACATCGTTTACGACTGGAGCGCCGTTAGGTTCCGTAACTAACGGCATTGGCTTGGGTCTAACGTGGGTTTCCGGAGGAACATTAAGTAACTATATTAACGGAGCGTTGGACTCAACAACGTCCACACCGAGTGGTGTTTTGGGTTCATCATCCGGCGCCTATATTTTCATAGGCAACAATCCGCCGGTATCTGGTCGCGTAATGCAGATGCGCTACTACAGCGGGTTGATTTACAACCGAACACTAACCGCCGCAGAAATGGCCTGGTTGAGTGCCGAGCCATTTGTAATGCTTCGGCCCACGGCTAAGCGTGTAATTCGCGGCCAAGTTTATATTCCCCCGTTTGTGCCGCCAACCTCGGCGCCGATCCGAAGCTGGGCAAGCCGTCAACCGCCTGTGAATGAGGTAAAGCGGTCTAAACGAGCGCCGCCAGTAGCGGGGCTAATTAACACCTACGGGCAGACACTTAGCGACACTGTCGCGTCAAGTGATCTGTTGGGAGTTACGGACAGCGATACGGTTGCAGTCAACGACACCGTTGCGTCGAGTGATACGTTCACGGGTGGGGTACTGCTGACGGGTGCGCTGGCCGATAGCGCCGCGGCAAGTGAGGCATATACCCCGGCGTTGACTGCGTCGAGGTCTTTGTCGGACACAGCGAATAGTTCAGACATATACGGCTTCGTGCCAGTCCTATTCGACCAGACTAATCAGCGGTTGTTGTTGACTGGTAATCCGAACGTAAACGTCGGACAAGTAGATCAACGGCTGCTGCTCGGCGCTGGTATTAACAAAGCCAGCCTGAAGGTGAACTTTAGTCAGGTAACTCGGCGAGTTCTAGTGCAGGTGCTACCACCGGCGAACTTTGGACCGATACCTGTGTTTCCGTCGCTACCAATCGGGTTCCCTGTTAAGGTGAGCCCCGTGTTGGACACTGTTATCGGCACAACAAAATCGCTTCGCGAAATACGGGTTCCGCAGCAAACATATCCGATCTGGGATATTGAAATTCTGTTCGAGGGTCTAAAGGATCAGACACAGAACCAATCGCCGTATGTGCCGTTTACCAACTACATCCAGTTTGAGGAACTGGTGCAGACGTGGTTGAGCATGTATGGGCAGACGAATGTTTTTGCGTTCGATTGTCCGTGGGATGATAGCAGGTCGATGCAGCCGATTGCTGTCGGCGATGGTGTCACGTTTACGTTCCCGATCATACGAACCTGGGGAATTGGCGGGACGTCAACGAGTGCGCCGATTGGAATGTTGAACCAATGTTCAGCGGTTTACGTCGGCGGCAGCCTGGTGCCAACTACGTTGTATAATTTTACGAGAAATCAGATCATCTTTACCGACCAATATGGCGGGAGCCATCCGCCGGGGAACGGTGAGACTATCTATATGACGTTTAGTTACTATTATTTGTGTCGGTGGATCGAGGACGAGCAAGACTTTGAGGAATATGCGAAGAATAGGTGGACAGTGCCGAGCTTGAAGTTCCGAGCTAGTCCTTGGTAAAAGCATGTATGCAAGGGTGACCCTCATGTATATGCCTATATCCACGAGCCTCTAACCATGTCGTTCATCAACTATCCTTCACCGACACCGCTGTTCCCCGCCCTGCCGAGTCAAGGCTGGTCGGTGCATAAGAAGCCCATCATGTCATCTAGGGCAACGACGGCGATAACAGGCCGAGAGACCAAACTAGCGTGTTGCGTGTCGCCCAGGTGGGCCTTTACTGTAACGTATGGCGGAAGTGCTTGGCTTCGGGATGAGACGCAAAACATCGTTCCCGATCCGACGCTGGCGGGCTTCGCAGAACTCGAACAGATTTCGGGGCTGTTCTTGGCATGCCGAGGTGCCTATGGCGAGTTCTATTACAACGATCCGGATGATAACTCTCGGACATTGGCGCCAGTAGCCACCGCAGGCGGAGCGCAATCGTCGTTTACCTTGTCGGTGCCGTATGGCAATGGTCCGTTCACCCCTTCGTTCGTTATGCCGGTCGGTGGCATCAACACTATACAAGGCGTTTACGCCAACGGCGTATTGCTCGACCCATCAAACTACACCATCGACGCCACGAATACGATGATTGTGTTCGGACCTCCACCAACCAAAGGAACGGTTCTAACGGCATCGTTTTCGTTCTACTTCCGCTGTAGGTTCTTGGACGATCAGCAGCTGTATTCCGAGTTCGCTCAAAACCTCTGGGAAGCGAAAGAAATTCGTTTTGAGTCGGTGAAACAATGACACAGATCGTCCAGCAACAGAACCTCAAGGTTTCGTATCAGTATATTACGTGGGTCAACGGCACCAATCGCGGCATCATGGCCCATATATACAAGTTCACGTCGCAGGCCGGGACGACCGAGTATTTCACCGATCTGGACACGGATTTGTATTTCTTCGGCAACCAACAATGCAAGAGCGGCTCACTCCGTATTGAGGGGTTGAAGCGCAAGGTCGGCGTGGGCGTTAGCGTGGATGAACAGACGATCAAGATTTGGGCATCGCCGACGGATACGTTGTTCGGCTCTCTGTTCCTCCAAGGTGCCCAGCAGGGATTGTTGGACGGGGCGCAACTGGTGCGCTACCGAGTGATCTGGCCATTCGTCACGGGTAATGCGGCGAACGATGTTCAACTACCGCCGTTGGCGCTGTTTCCTATGTTCACGGGATATATCAGCAGCATAGACAAGGGCGGAGCGTCGCATATCGAGGTCAAGATCAAGAGTGCGCTCATGCGGCTTAACGTCAACATGCCGAGGAACTACTACCAACCCGGCTGTTTGCACACGTTGTTCGACTCGGGCTGCACGCTGAGCGAAGCGGCCCACGGTGTGACAGGAACCATCAACACTTTCGGTGGGAATATGAATGCCGTTGGCCCGGTTGGCGGCGTGACGAACCCAAATGGGGCCGATGGCAATGCCAACTACGCCCAAGGACGGCTACGGTTTACATCGGGCGTCAACAACGGTTTCTTGACGTTGGTGGATAACAACGACGGAACCAATCTGTTTTTGGCGTATCCGCTAGATCAGGCGCCGAGTCCTGGCGATACGATTATTTACTATCCCGGCTGTGCTAAGACCTTTGTCACTTGTGGGCTTAAGTTCAGCAACACGGCACACTTTCGCGGCTTTGACAAAGTGCCACCGATTTCGGTCAGTATATAATGAAAGACCTCACAGAAGCCGCTTGGCGTGCAGCTCTTGTAGCCGAAGCTAAGTCTTGGATCGGCACGCCGTATATTAGCAATGGCGCAGTTAAAGGTCGCCGAGGCGGTGTGGACTGCGCAATGATACTTCTGGCGGTGTATCAGAACATCGGGTTGATTGAGAAGGATTTTGACCCAAGACCGTATCCCGCCCAATGGCACGTTAATCAGAATGAGGAGAAGTATATGGCGACCGTGCTGGGGTTTTCCTACGAAGTCGCCGGACCGCCGGAGCGCCTACCACTCGGTGGGGACGTGGTCTTGTTCAAACTTGGCCGAGTGTTTTGTCACGGTGCTATTGTGACCGTTTGGCCTAACGTCGTTCACGCCATTGGTGGGGACAAGGTCGTGCCCGAGGACCTGTCCACCAACACCACGGGAAAGCGGGCGTTGTGGCCTGCCGAAAAGCGGTTCTTTTCGTTTTGGAAATGAGCAATGGGTAGTCTGTTCGGCGGCGGTGGTAGCAGCCCCAAGGTAATACCCGAGTTTACGGGTCTACAGGTCAACACGGCCGTTCAGGTTCTGCCGGTGCCTATTATTTGGGGCGCACCGAGAGTCTCGATCAATATGATATACTATAACGGGTTTAAGTCCCAGATAGTATCCCAACGGAGCGGCGGTGGGAAGGGCATCCTGTCGGGCGGCAAAGGCGGTAGCGGCGGTCAAACGGTAGAATACTTCGCCACGATTATCTTGGCGATTGGTGAAGGTCCGATCAGCCAACCCTTTATCATCTACCAAGATCAAGAGGTCTGGACGCCGGAGACGTATCCAACCAACGGAACAAACTGGTTTGCAGGCACCCCTACACAGAGCCCTTGGAGCTATGTTGAAGCCGAGTGGCCCAATGATGCTCGGCCGTATGTTAGCACAGCGTATTACGGTTTTCCGAATGCCCAGCTTGACTCGTCGGCCACGGTGCCGCAAATCAACATGGTGCCGGGAGGGTTTAGGATCGGATCGAGCCCGCTGAATTACTCCACGATTGAGATAACTAGCGGGCAGTATGATCCGAATGGGAACCCATTGTCCTACCTTGGGCCGATTACACTGGGTTGCTGTGATGCCGACCCGGCTTATGTGATCTACGATTTCCTGACGGACGATCAATACGGAGCTAACTTTCCCGTTGAGTTTATAGATCAGAATACGTTGTTTACGTCGGCCAATGGTTACAACATTAACGCCGGGGATAATGCGCTATCGACGTTCTGCCAGGCCGTGGGTCTGGCATGGAGCGTAGCGGTCAATAATGTGGAAACGGCAAGTTCGATACTCGACCGCTGGTGCCAAAATCTTAATACAGCGATTGTGTGGAACGGAGCTTTGCTAAAGTTTATCCCGTATTGGGACCAGTATGAAGTCAACAATCCCGGTTGGTATGAGCCGGCAGGTATGCCGAAGAAGTATTATACTCCTTATTATATTCCGTGCGCCACTATAACCTTAGACCAAATCCTCCAGAGTGAGTCGAAAGACGAAGACCCGATTACGTTTACGCGCAAAGACCCGTGGGAGGTTTACAACACAGTTCGGCTTGAGTTCAAAGACCGCACCAACTTCTTCAATGCTAATCCCGTCGAAGCTAAAGATGAAGCCTTGGTGGAGCTGTATGGGCCGAGGGTTGATAACATCGGCCAGGGCGACGAGTTCACACTCCAAACCTATGCGAATGTAAGTGTTCAGATGCAGCTTCGGCGTCAAGCTGCTATTCGGCGGACTTACACTTGGCGTATGGGTCCGATGTGGGGTTTCCTCGACCCCATGGATATATTACAGATTCCCGATCCGGTAAACTTTACGAACCAAATACTGGTTCGGATACAATCCATCGAAGACGACGAGGATGAAAATCTTACGATTGTGGCCGAAGAATACCCCGTAGGGGCGCAATCGCCAACAAGTATTCCGATGTCGCCAACCACTCCACCCAACCAGGGGATTGTCAATTCGCCGCCTTCGCCGATCTATCAGCCGTTTATGTTCGCGGTGCCTTCGGCGATGCAAACAGCCCAGGGCTATCCGAATGCGCAATGGATATTCGGCGTTAGTGCAGGCTTGTCCGGCGCATTCGATACGAATTGGGGCGGCTGTAACATTTGGGTCTCGCTGGACAATGTGAGTTACCAGAGCCTCGGCACGTTAGTAGGTCCCTCTACCATCGGTAGCCTTGCAGCGTCTCTACCGGGATATAGTGGCGCCAATCCCGACAACGTCCACACCCTCACCGTCAACCTAAGTGAGTGTGATGGAGCGTTAGTGTCCGTGAGTAGCTCTGCTGCTGCCGCCGGCGCAAGCATTTGCTGCCTCCAAGACGTCAGTGGGTTTGAGATACTGGCCTATACAACGGCAACACTTGTAGGTCCGAACACCTACGCTCTGACGGGCCTGTATCGAGGGCTTTATGGCACGACATCCCGAGCCTGGGGTATTGGTTCCCAGTTCCTCTACCTCGGCTCTGGTAGCAATAACTTCGAGACTTCAGTGTTGCCAGGTTATGTCGGCATGACGTTCTACGTCAAAGGCCAAAGCTTTAACGTGTTCAACAATGCTACGCAAGATTTAAGCGACTGCGTGGCGTATGAATACATCCTCGGTGGAACCACGCCGCAACCGCCGACACCGCCGCCGAGTATAACAATCAAGAACACGAGCCGTGGTGTGGCGGCATCCACACAACTGCCCAGGGTATCCGGGGCAAATGTGAGACGGCCAAAAGGGCCGAGTCCAGGGAGTAGAGGTAGGTGAACGGCGCGGTAAACTGGGACCAAATGCAATGGGTGTTTACCACGGTAATTGGTGCCTTCTCCGTTATATACGGAGCTATACTGACGTATATCTTCAAAGAACTAGAGCGCCTTCACGCCAAGGATGACAACATCGTGCAGATGGTGTTGCAGCAGACTTCGGCGGGCGATGACCGCTTGCGTGCTGCGCTGGATACCGTCAAGGAACGTCTCAGCACCCTAGCATCGAGGGATGAGATACTACAAATCCGAAGTTCGCTGGAAGAAGACCGCAAAGCAGCGGCGAGGGATAGGGAAAACATTGCCGTTATGATGGCGACAAAAGACGGCGTGAAGGATCAACTGGAACGCTTTACGAACAAGGTGTTGGATGCCGTGGATCGGCGTCTGGCGAGCCAGGTGAGTATCAACCGAGGAGCAGGCGAATGAAAGAGAATTTCGAGCGGTTTATTGCGCTGGTCTGGCCCGAGGATGGGGACTTTGATAGTCCGAAGCAAGGCTATCACGTCACGGCAGGCGACAGCGGCGGCGGGACGTATGGCGGCGTGATCGAGACAACATGGCAGCACTACGTCGCAAGCGGGCTGGTGAGCGGGGCGCTGAAGGCAGCGAGCTACGCGGACCTAAAGGCCGTATTGCGTGCCGCTGCCTGGGGCACCGTGGGCGATGCGCTGCCTGCCGGTCTGGATATTCTGATCGCCAATGGTCGGATGATGACCGGCCAATACGCCGCCATAGTGGAGGAATGCCTAGGCTGGACCGGGACCGACGTTGACAACGTCCTCGGCCCCCATGATCTGGCGCGCATCGCTCAAGCGTCGCCGAGAACGCTGATGCTGGCGCTTCACGGCAACCACTATGCCTATCTCGCCCGGCTTGCCTCGTTCGAGCAATTCAAGAACGGCTGGTTACGCCGTATCAATGCCGCTTTGGCGGCAGCAGAAGCAGCCCTGCTGACACCGGCTGCCGACGACGCAGGTGTGTAACAACAACAACGACGGAGAAGTGATATGAGTATATCGATTTCAGTGCCGAACATAGAGGCGGCGCTCGGGGGCGTGGTGACTGTGACGCAGGCGATAGCGGCGGCGCAGAATAAACCGGCGCTGCTGAACAACATGGCTGCGGCGGCTCGGATGGACCCCACAGCCATTCCGACCCTGGTGAACGACCTGGCGGCTCTGGACCCGTCGTTGGTCGCCCCGGTGCAGGCGAAGGCGCTGCTGGCATCGAAGACGCCGATTGGCGTCATCATTGCCTACGGCATCGCGTGGGCAACCGCCAAATACGGTTTCGGTCTCGATCCCAATACGATTTCGCTACTGGCCGGCGGCGTGGTGCTGCTCGCCGCGTATGGGATGCGGTATGTGACGAATGCGCCGATTGGCGGCATCGTCTCAACGAAGTAAAGCGCAAAATGCGCTAAAGTATACGGAGCCTAACTAGCTCCGTATCCGAGGAACCCGGAAGCGTTGCTCCCCCCGACGCTTCCGGGAACCAAGGCCAGCGATGCCTACGGCGGGTGTTATTGGTTCCGTAGGAAGTCGATGACGATGAACATAATCGTCACATAGGCGACTAGCCAGACATAGGCTAGTCCGCCGAACTTTACCCACATCAACGCCTTGCGACGCCGAGAGCGGATGGCGTTCACGGCTTTATATGTGTTGAGCATCAGCCACACTCCGTTTGTCCTGTGGAGGGATCAGGCGTTAGGCAGAAGTTGGCTTCGACAACGGACTTTGTCGGAACCAATAGCGCACCACGCTTGCCATCGACGTTGAAGGTAGCGCAGCCTTTACAGCCGAGCACCCAGGCTTTCTCGTAAACGGCCTTGAAGTCCGGCCAAGGCATAGCGCCCGTCATGTTGATGGTCTTCGATACGGCGCTATCGACGAACTCTTGCGCCGCGGCGAGAACGGAAATGTGTTCGTCGGCGGTTACATCGGCGGCCAGTTTGCCCTTTACGCCGAGGAAGGCCACTCCGTAATCTTGCACCGTGACAAGCTTTGCGCCGGTGGGGGTGTTGATTTGCCGAGTCAGCTCGTAGCTGAATACAGGCTCGATGCCGCCAGAGACGTTGTCGGCACACATGGAAATAGTGCCCGTCGGCGCTATGGAAGTCAGGTGGCTGTTTCGGATACCGTAGGTGCGGATTAGGTCCTGAACGTCGGGAGGCAAGCGTTTGATAAATTCACCTTTGAGGTAGCGTTCGGCATCGAACAACGGGAACGATCCCTTTTCCTTTGCGAGTAGGGCCGATTGCCGGTAACTTTCCGTGTTGATGGTTGATAGCACCTTTCGTTCAAAGTCTAAAAACTCGGGACTGCCGTAGGCATACCCGCAGGCTTCGCCGGCGTTGGCTAGGCCCATGTCACCTAGACCCATGCGGCGCTTCGACAGCGCCTCGGCCCGTTGTTCTGCCAGCGGATACCGCGTGCGGTCGATGACGTTGTCCATGGCTCGGACAACTGGCGCAACGTCGGCTATAAGCTGATCGAAGTCGAAGTAGTAGGGGGCTTCGCCTACGGCAACAGGGCGGGCTTTTAAGTAACGTGGGAGATTGAAGGAGCCGAGCAGACAGGCCCCAAACGGCGGAAGCGGTTGTTCCCCGCACGGGTTAGTTGCCGCGATGGTTTCGCAATACCAGAGGTTGTTCATCCGATTGATCGTGTCAATGAAGATAACGCCTGGCTCGGCGTAATCCCACGTCGAACGCATGATCTTTTCCCAGAGTTCGGCGGCATCGAGGGTTTGGTAGACCTTGTCGCCGAACCTCAGATCGAACTCATGGTGACCGGCAACGGCGTCCATGAACTCATCCGTTATTGCCAGGCTAATGTTGAACCCGGTTAGTGCCGTGCTGTTCTGCTTGGCGCGGATGAACTCTTCGACGTCGGGATGATCCACACGCAGCACACCCATCTGGGCGCCGCGGCGATGGCCGGCGGATGCGGTTGCCAGACCCACGGCGTTGTAGATGTGCATGAACGACACAGGGCCGGAGCTTTGGCTGTAGAGCTTCCGAATAAGGTCTCCCCTGGGGCGAAGCGTGCTGAAGTCGTGGCCGATACCGCCACTCATTCGCATCGTAGCGCCAGCTTCCTTGGCCCTACCCATGATGCTGTCGTTGCCATCAACGAAGCTGTCGGCGATGGTGCCGCTGACGAAGCAGTTATAGGCGGTTACCCAACGGGATGAGCCGATGGCGCCTTGGATGCGGCCGCCGGGACAGAACCGCTGGGTGAGCAAGATGTTCCGAAAGTCATGATAGTGCTTGTCGTTGTCCTTGAGGCCGAAGGCTACTCGGTTCATCGCTTCGCGGAAGTCCTCGCCGGTGTTGCGATACTTCATCGCGTGGAGTGAGTCAGCAGCTTCCGTTTGGGGGCCATAGGTCATAGTCGGTTCCTTTGTGGGTGTGGGTGGAGGGATTTTAGGTGTATGTTGAAGGGTGACCCTCTTGCATATGCTTAAATGCTGCGGCTATATGCCCATTCAGTTCCGAGCGCACTTCCATCAACAACCTGCCGAGATGGTTGCGGCCAACGGCGTGAACGGAACCCCAATAGGTATCGGCCATTTGGCCCGTGAACGTAATCTGCAAGGCGCCGGTTGCACACAGTCGGTAGGCGAAAGCGGGGTCCGAGAATTTCGATTGAAGTATGCGGTGCATAAGGACTAGCTTAGTGTCGCCGAGGTCCCAGCCCAACGCAGGCTTGATCCGTTTGGACCTGGCTCTGGCAGCGCGAGCGTGAACAGCGGAGGCGATATAGTCGTGGTCGGGAAGTGTTGTCGCCCGTTGGGCATAGAAGGCGTGCCAAGTGGTCGGATAAATCCTGTTGTTGAACTCTATTTCTTTCCGATACGAGTTCGACAGAAACTTATACTGGCCTTGGAATACCCAAATATCCTTTTCCATTGTTAGGTTCCTATTCGTTTCCGAATGACGACGTTGGTAACTTTACGGCGGGTATCCACTCGTCGGGATACATACCGCGGCGGATGTAGCCTGTCTTTTCCGCTACGTCTATCAGACGGCTGATTTTGTCTGACGGCACCCTGCTGTGCAGGAACTCATACATTTGTTGCGTGCTGAGGGGTTTGCGGTCCGAGAGCTTAGTCCGACTCCACAACATATAAAGATGATAGTGCATATCGACGATAACTTGGGAGTCGGACTTTGCGCCCATGGCGCGGAATATGTCCGGCATGGTTTTTTCGGCCTCAAGCAGCCAGCTTTGCGCCCGTTCAAAGTCTTCAACAAGGACTCGGAGTTCCGCCCCGCGTGACGCGGCGCTAATCATAGCGAGTTTGACCGTGTGTAGTGCCCGGCGGCCATTATAGTGTTGCAGCTTGCTGTGGGTTGGGACGGGCGGCAGGCCAGCTCGGTTCCAAGCGTTGATCTCGTCTATGGCATTCTTAGACCAGGAGAACTCGCCCTTTAGTTCAAACCGTTTGGTTAGTTCGGATTGAAGCAAGGGTGAATTGACCGTGACAGTGGAGAATAGGTCCTTTTGCATGCTGGAGTCGGCATAGATCATAATGAGCCGGCTAGTGAAGCCCATGCCCCAGGCTTCTTCGGGCAGGATGCTGTTGAGGAAGTCGGGCTGTGTGCCGCACAACAACACCAAATGGGGCCTGTTGATCTCAAGGGCGCCGCTACTGCGACGTTCTTCCGTGTAGATCGGCGGGCTATCGAAGATGTTGTTGATGGCCGAGAGGAACTCGGTGTCGTGGCGGGCGAGAAAGACGCCGAACTCCGAGACAGCGACGTTCATGGCCGAGAAGGAATAGGCTAGGCCATGGCCGTTCATGACGGTGCGGAGTGAGCGCGCCAGCACATCCATGAGCGAGGCTTTTGTGACGTTGTCTGGCGAGAGGTTTAGACCGTTGATGCGGCTCCACAAGTCTCGGACAGGACGTATGGCTAGGGTTTTGCCGCTTGCTGGTGGTCCTACCAACAACGTATAGACGTGCGGGTATATGGCTCCGCCGGCCAGGTTTGTCCAAACCTTCCGTTCTAATACGCCAGACACAGCCGTAATCGCCGTCCACAGCCGGTATATTTCCGGCGACGGTATGGCCGCAGTCTCCCGCACATAGTCGTCAATCCAATCGGGCATAATAAACTCAATCAATCAAATCGGTATTGTCGTTGGCGTTGGCGTAGCCGAACTCTACGCTCATAGCAAACTGACCGGCATAAAAGCCGTCATCATACCCTTCGTAGTAAGCGGCTTGTATGGCAAGCCGAGTTAGAGTTTCTGCAATAACGAAGGCGCAAAGTAATAGAACTGCGTTCATCGCCGTTTCCTACTTTCTCTTGAACTTCCTCAGACCCTTTGGGTTCTTTTCGGGAATACCTTTTTCCTCATCGCCGGGAACGTAGTTGCCCCAGTTATAGCCGATCTTGGCGTCGGTCGGCACGTAGAAGATACGCCCATTTGGCGCACGGAGCGGGGTTTCTAACAGTGCCTGCGCCCGAGGGATGATTTCTTGCGGGTCCAGGTCTTCGGGAAACTGGAAGTAAATCGCATCATGGACTTGCGCGAGAAGTTGGACCTCGGGCATTTGTTTCCAGACTCGATACATGCCGAGGTTGAGGTTGTCGGCTGTAGGTGCGGCTGCCAGAAACGCCAAGCCTTTGCGGAGGGTTTCATCTGCATCCGTTCGATCGAAGAAATCTCGCACCCGGCCGTGTATGGACGTCAGCCGTTTCTTGGTTTGTAGCTCGCCTGCCGTCCAGGCGTGCCACTTCTGTATGGCCGGGAACGCTTCAAAATAAAGTTCTTGGAAGGGTTCGACCAAGGCCAACGGAATATGGATCATCTTCGACAGCGTTGTGGCTTTTCCGAGGAAGTTGGTTCCATGCCCCAGGCGCTTACAACAATCTCGATAGGTGTAGTGCCGATAGAATGGCCGCTCCGCTATCTTGCGATCTTTTTTAATATCTCCCGTCCAACCAAGATTAGGCCAAGTAAGCCGAGCCACAGCGGTATGCAGATCGGAAGACTCACAAGCATCAAGGTATCGCCAATCATCAAACAATACGCCGCACATGAAGCCGACCATGCGGCTATCGCTTTGCTCAGCGTCGATGCCGACGAGGATGTGTCCTGGATCGGCGATGAGGATGTGGCGCAGGCTTTCGGTGATGTTCTGTAGATTTGTTCCCGTGCCTTCTGGCGACTTGGATGACGAGAACCGAGCCGACTTCGTGCCGCCGATATTATATGACGTCCGCATCCGCCAGTCACGGTCAACCTCCGTTTCAAGCACGTTGAGGGTTTTGAGTTGGTCTCGGAAGTCGAGGACGCTGGCGGCAATCAGCCGAGCGGGGAAGTAGTCTTCGATCTGTTCGATAGTGTCTCGGTTCATCTGGAACTTCAATTCCCCTTTGACGTAGGATTTGATTTCCGGAATGCCGATACGACCGTAGAACAGTTCTTTTAGTTGGATGGAGGAGTTCGGATTAAGGTCCTTGTCCATCACCGCATTGGAGAGGGTGTTGATGATGTGGGTGAGACGGTCCAGGTTGCGTTTGGTTTCGGCTATGCCGAGTTCACGGGCGCCAGGATCGACACGGAAGCCACGAAGCATCATTTCTAGCACCGGGCCTTGCATGGCGCGCTCAAAGCTATAGGCGGGCTCTGCGGCGAGTGCCTGTTCCGAGAGCTTCTGAAATACCTCATACGTCAGGCAACAGTCCAGAGCGTTATAGATTTGCTCGGAACCGCTGTCGCCTTCGAGATTGTGAGAGCCGATTAGCAAAGTAAAGCTCCTCAGTATGGCTTTAAGCCCCGACTAGCTATGCCTCGTCGTCGGGAAGATACAATTTAGAGAAGTAGCCGCAGGCTTCATTAGGACAGAAGACGTAGGGACCATACCCTCCACCGGCGAGCCCAAAGCCGTGTTCGGTTCTAGCCCCGCATTGCAGGCAGTTGTCGGGCAATGCTGGTTCCGATTGCTTTCGCTCCACGTTTACCATGGCTGTTCGTCGGCCCTGTCTCCGAGGACCCAGCCCACACCGTCCTTCCATTCGGCGTTGAAGTAGGCTTTCTTGGCGCCGTTCATGGCGACATAGGCCGCATCGGGTAGGTCTTGGAGGGTTTTGTTCCGGCGGCCTTCGGCGTAAATGAATGCTTCCCGGCTGGCTTCGAGCCCTTCGTCTAAGGGGAGTTGAACTTTGACAATCGGCATTAGATTAGCTCCTTTTCCATTGCAAGCCATTCGGGCATAGTCATTTCCTTGGCGTCGGGGTCCCATTCGACCTAGGACTTCGGCAACCAAACGGACTTATCCGCGGCGGCGAACAGATAGGCCGCAGCGGTTTCGTGTTTGACGATGCCTGCGATGTCGGTGAGCTTGTTACCGTCGCCCTTACGTGTTACCATCGGAGTTTCCTTTTAGTTTGTCCAGAGTGTCTAACCACACTCGTGTATAGTCTATCTTGGCTTCACGCCGTGTGATGATATGCGTGAAATCCAGGTTGAAACGGTTGATGACAAGGAAACACATTGCCTTAACGTCGGCAAGTTCGTCCTCTAGCGCCTTCCTATTGGATTTGCCCGTGTCTGGGTCGATGCCTTCAAGGCCCTGACATTGGATACGGCCGATGATCGACACGAGTTCGCCCAGTTCTTCTTGGAGCTTGCCGAACGCAGCGAGGTCACCGGGATCGGAAAGCGGTATCCAGATGGAGGGGGCCTTTTTCGGAATGTCGTCGGTTTCCATGGCTATGCCATTCCCTTTTCTAGGGCGGCTTTAAGAGCTTTGAAAGCCTCTATGTTTTTAACCATCTTCTCCTGTAAATCCCGAGAGTGTAGTGACTGTAGACCTGCCAAGCCGTATGCGATATTTGCTTCGCAGTTCTCCATAAGAAACTCGGCAAGCTCTTTGCTTAGTTCTATAATAACAGGCGGGTTGTTGCTCATTCGTCCCTCTTGAGTGTGTCGCCTTTGCCGCGCATTAGCTTCCAGGGGCGTTCGTCCGAATAGATGCTCCCGAGGAAGCCAAGGCCCTTTAGCATTTCCGGATACAACGCATGGTGCAACAACATGGTATCATGTTCGCACATCGTTGGGCGCAGCCCCGCTCGGAGCAAGTGCGTGAGGTCATAGATACCGTTTTGGAAGATTTTGGGCACGGGCTTACGCAAAGCCCGATCCAACAGTTTCCAGGCGTCCATTTCTTCGATTACCGTGGGCCAGTAGCTTCCGCCTGGCTTGTTCTCGTCGAAGAACGGTATAACGATGGCGTCGTCATGGCTTCGGGCGAAACCAACCATGTCAATCATCTTGGTGTGGTTTTCGATGTCAACGGCATAGAAGTCCGCCGGCCGGTTCAACCATTGGCGGATTTCGGCCAGTGTTGGGTTGACCGTCAGCCAGCGGGGCACACGTTTGATCTCGGGCGATGCAGCTTCGCGGGAAGCTTTCTCTAGGTCCGTGAGGACGATGGGGCGAAGGTTCCATTGGCGCAGGACAGCGGCAGGGTGGTAGGTAGGTAGCACCTTCACGCCTAAGCGCGTCGAGCGCAGAACTGTGCCCCGCAGCGCACTGATTTTCGTCTGGCCCAGGAGTGCCCAACAGGCTGTATTACCGAACGCAACACATAGGTTCGGCTCAAGCGCCGTTACTCTCTCCCAAAGGGTTTCAACGTGGAAGCGAAGCTCGGGGCGGAGGAATTTACCCGTCACCAACGGTGGAAGGGTTAGGTCACCCTCTTTCCGATTGGTAAAGAAGGTTTTTATATCGTTGCCTTCAGGCTTGGCGTTGAAAACGTTGGCGATCTCAATGCCGTGGTTATCCCTCAAGCTTTTCCAATAGGCGATCATTTCGTATTCACTTGGCCTATGGGCGGAGACCCTCGGTGCCAGGCCGATCTCGCTCAACATGAGCGACAGCTCGAAACCCGAGTAGCCGACAAGGGCATGCTCGAACAAAGCTTCCCGAGCACCCCAGGCTTCACAACAGAGTAACATGCGGATGGGCATGGTAGTGGGTTAGTTTAGAACATCGGGAACGATGATTTGGGTAGCAGCCTTCGGCTCGTCGTTTGTGGAGGGCTGCATGGTGTTGAGACGTTCTTGAACTGTGGTCATCAACATGCCGAGATATTCCGCTTGTGCCTCTTTGTCCTGGCCGACGTAGACCCGAACCAACCCGGCGGTAAGGCTCTGCAAGAACATGAATATGTCGATGGGCTCTTCGATTTCCGATGTGATCTTGGTGAAGACGTCGGATATTAGCGCATTGTGGCGCTCTGCCCGGCGTAAACGGTCGGCCTTGGCGGCGGCTTGCGCCTCTGGCGGTAGGATCAGTGTTGGCTTCTTCACGGCACAACTCCCATTTCGGTCAGTTCACGGTAAACTTCTTTCGCCAAGGCTTTGGCTTGGGTAAGGTTGTAGGCGCAACCAAAACACGCTATGTCCTTGCTTTCGGGGTCCGCAATCCGATGGATATGGTAGGGGAACGGGCCGGACAGAAGGATGATGTAGATTTTCGAGCCGATTAGGCTCAGCCGCCCTGGTGCCGTGATGGTCCAGATTTGTTCCTCTTGGGTTTTGGTCATGGCTAGTCTTCCTTCCGAGACTTGGCTGACGCCGCACGGAGTGTGCGGGCTTGTTTGGTCCGAGTGAGCGCCACGGCGGCGTAGTTCGGGTCTAGTTCGATGCCCAAGACTGCCTTGGCACCGAGGTCTTCCGCTGCGCGAACGGCGCCGCCGGAGCCACAGGTCGGATCAAGGAAAGTCGTTGTTTCGTCCACAAGCATGGACAAGAAGAACCGAAGCATCGACTCGGGCTTCTGCGACGGGTGGATTTTGTTCGATACGGTCGGGGCGGCGTAGTAGTTTGCCGAAGACTTGGCGAGCGGGCGGTTGCCTCGGACTGCGAGCAATGCCGTATCATACAGCCGACGAGGATAGGTTGTGGCGGTGCCAGGCACTACACCGCGGCCGCCTCCGCCGCCTTCGGACTTGCCCCAGATCAGCGGGTGATCGTGGACCATCAGGCCCGCCATGCGGAGCTTTTGGACCGTCAGAGTATAAAAGTTCATGTTGAACCAGAATACCAGATGGGCCGAATAGCTCATGATGCGGTCAAGGTTGTCCGTCAGGCCCTTGAGCAAGTCCCAATAGATTTCTTCGTGGTTGTCGTAGAAGTCTTCGGTATCGACGTTGTTCATCGCCCCCGAGGATGCGTCGCCTTTGTAGTTGCCGTATGGGAAGTCACAGTGGATAAGGGAGAACTTAGGTCCGGAATAGTTCTTGGCCCATGCTAGGAAGTTAGCGCAGATGATTGGTTCGTCCGGCAGAGCCGTAACGGCCGACGGTGCTTTGGGTGGGGGGTTGGTTATGTCCGAAATGATAACTTCATCGTTGGGGCCGTCGTTTGCTTCCAGCTCCTGCTCTGCCGCTTCGTCAAACGTAGTGACGGCACTGGTAACGGTGAAGTCACCGAGAACCGCTGCTTCATCCGCCGCCCTAGTGCCAGTGACGACCTCGCCGAATACCGTAGCGCCATTGGCAACGATGTCGGCGACGATACTTTCGGCCTTACGCTCGGCAAACTTGTGGAGTGCGTTGTAGGCTTGTTCGATGCTATCGACGGCCGCAATGCGCGGCGAGTCAATGTTGTCATAAACGTGGAGGATTTTCCTCACATGGGTTACGTGGAGCGACAGCTTTGTTGCCGTGTCGTCGATCTTCCACTTCTTCTCTTTGGCGGTTAGGAGCCGGTGCAGCCTGCCGACAGCCTTGACGTGATCCCGCCAGACAAGGTCTTTGCGTTCTACGTTTTCGATCAGTTCGAGTAGTTCGGCATCCTCGTCCGACATATTCTCGTGGATGAGGACAGGGATTTCGGCGAGCTGAACGGCTAGGGCCGCTTGAAGCCGACGTTCGCCAGCGATGAGAACGATCTCGCCGTTTACACGTCGGGCGATCAGGGGTTGGATGATACCGTTGGCGGCCACCGTTGCTTTTAGTTCCTCGAAAGAGGCAATGTTGGCCTGCCGTTGGCGGGTATCCCGCCGGATAACAATGGTCTTGGGATCGACGATGTGTTGTTCGGGCATTGAATGTTTCCTCGGCGATAGTGGTGGTTTTTAAGCATATACAAGAGGGTGACACTCTTGCATATACGTAAAAATCACGCTTAGACAACCAAATCGGCAACAGCGAGCCCGCCAGAGGCCGTTTTGGCCCCTGGCTTCGCCGCCGACGTTTACGCCGCCACGATGGTCGTGACGTCGTTGAACGTGGGCACTTCCTCGTCGTTGTTCCGAATCTTCACGCCGAACATCACCCGGGAGCCTTTCAGCTCGGGAATGCGCTCGTCGAATGACCGGCCGACGGTCTTGCCCAGGACTGCATCGAGCATGTCCGAAAGGCGGTAGAGTGCGCCGGGGGTGATGTAGTAATCGACCCGAAGCTCTTTCGTGTTCAGCGTGATACCGTTGTTGGCACCCTGCGGCACGTCATCGCTCTCTTCCTCCGGCGTCAGAAACAGACGGCAGAACGGGGTCTGCTTGTTCCGGCTGACGCCGAACTCGTGCCCCTTGATGATGCCGATGTAGTGGCCTTCGGCCAGAGGCCGGGGCCGCTCCACCGCGTCTGTGGATTGGGAGAGAAGCTGCCGAAAGGTGTTGGTTTGAGACATAATCGTTTTCCTTGAGTTTTCGCTAGGGTGAAGCCCGATGGTTTAGGCTAGGCTTGAGCCGAGATCGGGGCGCGTGGCTCAACTTTCGACGGCGCACTAGGCGGAACCGTTGGGCGAGAACCGCCTGCGGGTTTGCCGAATGCGTCGAGGAACGGTTGCGGCAGGGGGCGATTTAGGATCGCCGAGAAGATTTGGCCCATGCCGGAAGAAACGGGGTAATCACGGTCAAGATAGACCGAATGCTTCGCCATGACGCCTTCCTGCGGGACCGTGGAGATCGTCCGACGAACAGAGGAACCGGAACCTTCGGACCGCATGACGAAGCAATCGTTGAAGTATTTGCCCATCTGGGGGGAAAGGGCTCGGCCAATGGCCGAAGGATAGCCGTCGGGCGACGACATGCTAATGCCGCCGTCTTTGAGGACTTCCTTGGGACGGGAGGCTACGCCGGCGCTCTCATCAACCCAGGTGATGTGGGAGATAACGATGACGTTGCATTTCACCACGGGAGATTTGAGTAGTTCCAGCAACCTTGTGAGCTGGCTTTGGGCTTCGCCGATGTCGCGCTGGTAGTCGTAGCCGCTATCGCGTGCGCCGAGTCGGCCGTTCATCGCCTGGGAGAAGTAATAGACACATTTCGCCAGCGTCGAGAAGCTGTCGATCACAAGTATATCGTGGGTATCCCAGGTAGAGACGGAACCAAGGTCTAGGTCGCCGTCTTTCCAGCCGTCAAGCAACGTCAAGACCTTGTTCCAGGCTTTGGCGTCGTTCGGCGCGAGTAGGGTATCCGTGGTCGTCCGGTCGGTGCCTGGAATCTTCTGCGTGACCGTGCGTAGCTTCATCGTCACGTCGATGGATTGGAAGCGCACGGCGTAAGAGAGATCAATCCCCTGCTCGGAAATGACTTTGGCGTAGGGATACCGGCTGTCCGTCAATAGCGACGCTAAGGGACGAACTCCGGTGTCGGTGTCGATGATGCGAAGGCGGTAGCCGGCGGCGACAAGGCTTGCTAGCGAGCCGGTTTTACCGGCGCCGCTCTTGCCGATAAGCAGCACCTTGGCCGGCTGGTCCATGACGGAAAGTATTGAGCCCATTATGGTGTTCCTTCGGAATGTTAATTATTAACTCTTGCGCAGCGGTCATTCCATCCGATACGCCAGGAGACGGCATCGGCGCTGTTGGACGGTGAGTAAGGACACTCGTCAAGGTCCTTTCCGGCTTCATGGGCTTTCCAGCCTTGGAGACAAGGTTCTGCCCGAGGCATCATGATTTGCCAGACTATAGGATCGACTATAAAGTCGGCAAAAATATCTTTGCTCATATCTCTCGCTCCACGAGAGGGTCCCACACTCGGCGATGGAACAACATCTTTAGATGCTGTGCGCGGAGCGAGGGGGTTAGTGCGCAGACCGGACGGAATGGGCAGCCCCCATACTGATTACAGGCCGTGTCGTTCTGCGGCCAGTAATCCCGTTGAACGAACTCTTCGTTCTGGCGGATGTAGTAGAGCGAGTCCCGAGCCCACTCTTCGAGCTGGTCTGGCGTGCGGTGGATACGGCTCCGGTGAAAGCGGGTGAATGTAACGCCGACTTGCGCAGCGTCGATAAAGATGCCCTGGATCGGTTTGGGGGATATGATGTTCCCGGCGAAGCTGTATTGGGAGATTTGGTTGTTCGGTGTGTATTGTGCGAAATACTTTTCGTCCAGTTGGCCCTTGGTGGTCTTATAGTCCGTATACCACAGGCTATCGACGAAATTGATCTGACGGTCCAAGTATCCGCACAACATATAAGCTTCGCCGGTGAAGGCGAACTCGCCAATTTCTAGCCGAAAACTGACTTCAACGGCGGGTTTGCCTTCGGTGGTGATAACGGTCTCGAACGGATCCTCTGCGAACTGCTCTAGGTGCCAAAGCACCGAGCGGATGAGGGTTTCGCGGTTCTTTGTGGGTTCATCCGAAGTCCAAGGCCGGCCCAAAGTATCATCCCATGTATGCTCAAGCGCGTAACGGAGCGCGAGCAAAACGGCCACGTCGTAGGTAACGCCGCTGGCCCGAGCCTTGTGATAGGTCACTAGGGCGTTGTTGTATTCGATGCCGAAGCGCAAGTGCGCGCTTTCGCCGCGAGAGGAATAGCCTCGGAGGATGTTGTATTCGTAATAGCGGGGGCAGCGTTTGAGCGCGCCGATGCTAGTGCTATCCCAGGCGATTTGGAGGTTTTCGACGGCGTTGGAGAAGGATAGTCGGCCCTTCGTTGAAACCTCTGGGGCGTCGTCAACGTCTTGTTCGGTCATAGGTGTATTCCTTCGTTCCGGCTTTGCCGGTTATAGTATGTCTTCGTTGGCGGCGATGGCTTCAGCGACGGACTTGGGCACCGCCTTGCGGGCAGCGGCAGCAACCGCTCGGGGCACCTTCGCCTGCGACTCAAGGATGAACGTGGCGCGTTTTTGCCGATAGTATTCGACTGCCACGCGGAGGTCGTCGTCCGACAACAACAACGGCCGGGTGTTCATCACATGATTGATCCGTTGCTGGATCAGTTCGTTAACGGCGTTGGGGGAGGCTTCGGCCAGCGGGCTGCCGTCAATAGGTGCTAGTGCGCTGGTTTCGGAGTTTGCGTCGGACATGGTTAGTGGCACCCTGGGCTGATAGGGAAATTGTAGAGACAGATGCCGATGAGGCAAACGGTTCCAAACGCTAACGGCACGAATATATGCCATTGTTTGGCGGTTAGGCCGTAGACGATGCCGGCCAGCACACCGATGATATATACGGCTATCATTGTGTGGTGCCCTTGGTTTGCGCCTTCGGCGCGTTGACGAGTTCGATGTTGACCCAAAACTCTAGCATGGTTTGGAGTTCGTTGATCCGAGCATCGAACCTCGCCTTGCCGGCGGCGCCGCGGCCGAACACTTCACGTTGTGCCGTAAGGTTGTCGATCCGCCGGTTGATGTCGTTGACGAACTCGGTTCGCAGTTCCGTCAACGTCCTGGCGTGGGATGTGTAGGTCATTTGGCCGAAGCTTACTCACTCGGCCCGAAGATTTTATCCCAGTCTTCCGGCGTTGTGCCCGTGATTAGAAACTCCCGTTGACGGGGTGTTAGGTCGGGAAAGAAATGTTGGCAAAGAATATCGGATTTTTCCCAGGTTTCCAGTTGTTCTGCCATGATTGGCAGGTCCATGGTGACGAACTGTTGTTGAACGACGCTGTAGCGTTTTACAAGCATGACGGAGTCCCTTGTTTTTGTTATAGGGTAGCCGAGGAGAGTTCGGCGCCGGTAGCGCCCTTGTCGTTAGCGGCGAGCGAAGCGGTTTCTTCGGCGTCGATGGCGGCGTTGGCCTTGGCCTCGGCCTGGCGGAGGTAGGTCCGAACGATAGTGCGGATGGCTTTGTTGACGCCGACGTGGCCGGCGAACATGCGGCGGAGGGTGTCGTGATCGGACTTGAATAGGCGAAGCTGGATTGTGTCGAGTGGTTCGTCGGTAATCTTAGGCATAAGAGCCTCCTGCGGCAGAGAGGTCTATAGTTGGTGCGACGGCGGTGCGGCGGAAAATCCACAGTTTTGTGTTGGCGTCGTCGGGTGCGGCGCGGATGGTAAGTTCGGCCATGGTAGCGTCACCGAAGTCCTTGCGAACGCGGTATAGGGCTTGGCGGGCCTTGGCCGGGTTGTTAGTGTGGATGACTAGGCCGAGGGTTGACGATGCAGCCGCCTGCAATATCGCAAGGCATTGGGTGTCTAGCATGGAGAACACGTTAGGCTCTCCCCCGAGTGGCAAGCTTGGCGCTAGTGTGACTTGGCATGAATAGCTCCCGAGGTTATAGTGAGATAAGCTGCGCAGCGGCGCGATAGCGGGCTTCTACGCGCTTGCGAGCTTGCTCTAGCAAGGCTGGCATGCCTTCGATCAGCGCCTTGGCGTGGGCATCGAGGCCCTTGGGCGGCGGCAAGCCTTCGGCCGACATGCGGCTGACAATCAAACTACGCGCCATTGTCATGGCTTCTATTTGCACCGGGTCATCGTCATCGGCCTCGGGAACATAGTTCCGCAAGCCTTCGGCGGCGATCTCTTGGGCCTTGGCGTAGATTTCTTCGTTGCCGATCAGACCCTTCGCTAACATGAAGTGGATGCGGGCGGTTACGCGGCCGACGTGAAGGCGGTGTAGCATTTCAACGACGGTTTCATCCATGGGCTCGCCGACGAAATACACCGGCGGTAGGACGACTGCAACGCCACAGATGAATTCGGTCTTGTTCATGGTTAAATACCCTCTTCAATGGTGCCGAATGGCACCGAAATTTCGACCGAGACTTCTGGGCGTCGGCGAGCAATGACTTCGTTGCCCTCGACGGTGATGATTAGGTCCTCTCCCACCGAGTTGGCTTTGCGGAAGGTATAGACCGAAAAGCGGAATTTGTTGGCGTCTTCGACCGAGTCAAGCGTCGCCTTGGCGGTGCCGTGTTTTTCGGCCGCCGTCAGCAGTTCACGTATTAGTTCCGCAGGCCAGATGCGAGACATCGGACGGGCCTTACAATACCGGCGTGTCAAAGGCAAAGTGGGGTTTGTTGTTTTCGAGCATGAACTTGCCGTAAACAACCGTGTTCTCTGGCACCACGCCGGCAAGTCGTAGCTTGACCGACCATTCCTTCGGCACGTAGCCCAAGTGCCACTGTTCCTGGCTGACGAAGGTTTCCATGTCGATGCCGACGGTGGGTATGTTCAGTTCAAGCAGTTCCAGGGCCGGGCCGGCGATGTTCTCGGTGATTATCCATACGGCCACAGCGTGTGGGTCAAACTCGTTATCGGGTTCCGCGCTAAGGAGCAGCGGTGTGCCGACGGCAATGGCTTGCAGGATCAGCTTGGCGGGCGGGCGGTAGAAGGCGCCGACGATTGGTAGGTTGTGGATAGACATAACGGTGTTCCTTCGGTTTGGGTTATAGGATGCTTTCATCGGCGGCTAGGCCGCCAGCGGCGAGCGATTGGGCTTCGCCGGGAGCCGGGGCGGTTTCGGCCGGTGGTGCCGGCCGGCGAGCGCCAGCGGTGGTGGTTTGTTTGGCTTCCCAGCCGAAGAACTCCAGTAGCGTGGCTTCGGGATCAGCGGCATAGGCGGCGAAGAAATTACTGACGTTCTCCGGCGGCAAATCAATATGATGATAGCTGTAGGAGAAGGCGGCGGCGAGCTTGCCGTAGTCGCGAAGCAGCACGCTAAGGCCGATATGGCCGTTGGCTTTCGGTCGGACAGAGAAGTATGGTGCCGCGCTGCCTTCGCGCAAGAGTGCCGGACAACCGGGGGAGGACTCGGGACGATCAGGTGAAAATAGGTGCATGTGCTTTGTATGATTGTGAACGTAGATGACTATTGCGTTATTGTGGCAGAGCGGGCAGCGGTAGGCAAGGGCATACACGCAAGGGTCACCCTCTTGTATATGCTTATATTACCTACCGCTACCGCTCCGCAGGCAAGGCTACGCCAAAGGCCGAAGCAGTTGCATCAGCCGTTCGGCGGCGCCTGGAACGCTGAGCAGCTTGGAGAAGAACGGCCAGGGGTCGTTGGGCTCGCCGTCGCCGCCGCTGACGCCAGCGACTGTTCGGACGTAATCCCGCAGGCGCATGGTATGTGAGAGCGAGGCTTCATGGGCCTTGGCGTCTTCGAGGTCGGTGAACTTCTGGCCGTCTTCCGTGACGTAAAGTATGTTGGGCATGGTGAGGCTCCGTTGGTTGGTTTGGGGTTAGTAAATTGCCGCCGAGAGTAGGCTGATAAAGCGTTCGGCGTAACGAAGATCGTCGGCCAGCGCCTTGGCGAACGTGACGCTGGCTTGGGTGAAGGTGATCGACTCGGCTCACTTGACGTTGGTGCAGAAGCCTCGGACGAAAGTCTCCAGCTCCATTTGTTTGTCAAGGTGTTGTTGCCATTCTTCGGCCGTGTTGAGATTGGCAAATATCTTGCCGTCTGTCGTGAGGTAGCGGATACCGCCTGCACTGTATTCGGGTTCGGTCGGAGATTGATTGGTCATATCTTGCGTGGGTTTGGTCCTGGGTTTGGTTCCGTGGTGAGGGGTTTAGGTATATGCGCGAGGGTCACCCTTGAAGATATGCCTAAAAGGGCTGCGTGGTGTCCTGATCCGGCTCGGGAAGAAGATACATCTTTCCGCCGCGCCGCTCAAACGCAAGGCGGCGGATGCCGGCTGTATCGAGGCCGACGAGGACGAAACCTTCGCCCATGCCGACGAGTAGTTCTCGCCACCGTGGCGACGGGCCGTCGCAGAACTTGTGCGTAGCAGCTTCGGCAGGAGTTTGGGCAACGCACCAGATGATGCCGACTTTGTCAGCCTCGTCTGCCTTGTCCATTGGGTCTTCGGGGTCCACGAATTCCTCCATTCCGTGCCAGATTTCTCGGCCCTGTGGTATGACAACATACCAGTTATAGCCGTCGGAGTGACGTTCGGCATTTAGACGGTTTTTGATGGCTAGTGCATCAGCGTGGCCGAGGTTCTCTACTAGCACACGCTCGGCTTTGCTTTCGCGCCCTTGGAGGTCCGCTCTTATCACTTTGTAGCGGGCTGCTTTGATAAGTGCGTACCGTGATACAGTAGAACCATCGGAGGGCCAGTTACGCGATACAGGCATGGGTGACATTCCTTCGGAAAGGGTTGGGACGGGGCCACAATGGCCCCGTCCGCAGGCGAGCCGGCGTTAGACCGTCTGGTTCAGCAGTTCCTCTCCCTGGGCCAGCACCTTGTTAGCAAGCCATTGGTGGGCTTCTTGATTGGTCATGCCTTGTTCCGCCAGCAGCCATTCCATCAGCAGGGTTGTGGCGATGGCTTTGGGGCCGTCTTCGACGACGGATAGCGGAAGGTAGAGCGTGCTGCCGTCAGCGAAACCGCTATGGTTTCTGCCGATGCTCTCCAAGACGATGATGCGGGCGGAGATAGAGATGCCGAGACGACCCAGGAACTCCTTGGCGCGTTGGAGGGACTCGGTCTGAAGGTCCGTCAAATAGACGCCGGTGGGTGTTTCGGCCGGCAGGTGCGCCGCAAGCCTACTGAGAAGCTTGGTGGGGAGAAGTGTCCGGTCCGTCTCCCGCTTGCGCTTGAGGAAGGAGATTAGTTCTGCCGATGGGGTTTCGTAGGCATGCTCCCAAGGTAGTCGGGACTCCATGCTTACGATGTCTTCTCGGTGGAGAAGGAGGTCGTGTAATACCGCCGGCGCGGTAACATGTTGGAGGACTTCGGCCATGAGGACATAGTTGGCGTAGTATTCGTGGCAGGTGCGGTCCTCGGTGAGCTGAAGTCCGCCCAAGAAGTTGTAGGTGAACTTGGGCCGAACGCTGTAGTCGCCGACCTTGACGCCGCGATAGAAGAAGGCGTTATCGCCTCGGTTGGGGTAGAGTTCCACGCGCGGCGTAACCGCCAGGGGTGCCGAACGCATCTTGCGTAGGAACCACTTGTCGCGAGTGTTGTAGACTTCGGCCAGCTCTGCGCAGTCCACAACCACAATGGTCCGGCCAGGCGCAGGAGCGCAGACGGCGCGGGCGGGGAAGATGGTCCCCTTTTCGTCCAGGGCGTTGCAGTAGAACTCACGGAAAGCCATCCACGGCTCCCAGTTCTTGCCCAGCTCTGTTGTGAAGCCGAGTTGTTGGGTATAACCGAGGACTCCGCCTGCGTTGTCACTGGCGCGGGTGTCCATGTAGATCAGGCCGAAGGTTTTGCCCCGTATTTCCTCCGGCTCGGTGCGAAAGTGCATTTCGGTCATACCGGAGTGGATGCGCACTGTGCCGCCGAGGCGAAGCACGATGGCGATGGCATACTTCAAGCCAGTGCCGAAGGTGCCAATGGCATCGGCCGAGGTCTTGACGTTGGTGCCCATGACCGTGATAAGGCGTGGGTCGATCTCGCCTGGGTTGGCGAAGGTGATGGTGTTCGTTGACATGGTTCGGTGTCCTTGGGTTGGTAGGTTGTGGAGTGGTTAGACGACGTGAATACCGAGAGCCCTCATGACTTCGCCATGGCGGTCCTTCGGAAACGAGACGTAGTATAGGCTGTTACGCCGTTCGAGACGGAAAGCGATCCGCTTGGCGGCGAGAACGAGGATGAGCTGTCGGGCGAAAGCGCGTGTCATGGCGTGAGGTCTCCGGTTATGATGGCGAAACGCCGCCAGTCGGGATAGGGAACGATATGCACGTCGAAGTGTTGCATGTTGAGCCGAAGGCGCTCGTAGTAGCGATGGCTGCCGTCGATAAGCAGCATCGTGCCATGAGGCATCCAGGCGCCGAGCAACGGCTCTGCAAGGCGCTTGCGGGGCAATGATAGGGCGTAGTCTGCGTTGACGCGGTCGGGTGTTAGCCAGGCTTTGGCCCATTCTGGGTCGAGTAGCGCGCTATGGCGTTCGGCAACAACGCTCCCGTTCTCAATAGCCTTTAGGAGCGGGGTGACGTAGAAGATGATCCGAACCTTTTGGTCCGGGCTTGTCCAATCGAAGGTTTCGTGCGGGAGAAGGTAGATTGTGGTCATGGGGAGACTTCCGCTGACGGTTGGGTGCTGGCGTGGTATTCATAGCGTTCACGTAGTAGGTGGCCCATAAGCCGTCGGCATTCGTTATCGCACCATGTATTGACGGCGGCGCGGCGGTTACGTGTGCCCTGGTGGCCCTTTACGTGCCGTAGATCAAGGCGGAAGCCTTCGGCGGACCAGAACGTATGAATGTAGTTGACGATTTCCTGGGCGTAGGGCCGAGGATGTGTTTTTGCCATGATGGCCGAGATGGCTTCCTGGCTGTCGGTCTGGACGATGATTTTCGTCCGCGCCAGCGGAGCGAAGTGGGAGCGGCAGGCGACAAGGCCGTTTGCCAGAGCCGCAAGTTCGCCGTCACCGGATTGGGTAACGGTGCCGCGAACGATGCCGCTGTGGCGGAACGTAGTGCCGTTGGCTCTTAGCCATACGGCCCAAGTAGCACGCTGTAGGTTCTTGCTAAAGCTGCTGTCAGTGAACATGGTGATTAGCATTCGGGCTTCACCTTGGCGGTGGTAGGCGCGGTTCGATGAAGCATTCGGCGAAATCGCTCTGCCTCGGCGGCTAGGTCCCGGTTCTCTTCGGCGCAAGCGAGGGTGATCTCCCGATCTGTCATGTTGAGGATACGGTCGATTTCGAGGTCGAGTGCCACCGGCGGCGGGATAAAGGCCGGCGCATGGTGTCGGCAGACTTCGTTCCATTGGCACCAAGGGACGTCCATGCACGCAAGGTTGTCCGTAGGGCAGGCGCCGCTGACGGTGCCGACAGGGCCGCTGACGCCGCTGGCGGTCATTGCGGTTGGGCTCCGTGGTTGGCGCGGTTACGCTTGCGCCGTAGGCGGGCGAAGGCATCGAATGCGAGTGTGGTGAAGGTGATGACGGCGCATCCAAGGGCAAAGCAGATGAACAGCCATGTGAGGGCGCTGTAGGCAAAGGTAGTGTCCATTGAGCGGGTTCCTTGTTGCAAGGGTTAGCGGGACGATCCCCGTAGGTGTTTGGTGCGTCTAGGGTTTAGACGTCGTGACCTTCCTCGGTATGTATCGCCTGGTTGCAGACCTCGACGGCATTCCTTGCCGAGCGGATGTCGAGGGTGACGTATGCGCCGTTGTCACAGGCATTGATGGCGGCGACGATTTGGGCGCGGACACCTTTGAGTTCGGCCGAACTACGCCATGTCGGGGCGATCTCCCAGGCGGCTAGTCGGCGCCATTGGATCATCTTCACCAGTGGCACCGGATGGCGAAGGTCGTTGACGTAGTTCCGACCATCATATCGGCACATTTGGTTGATCGGTTTGCCGTTGACGGTGGCAACGAACCATTTGCCGTTCTTCGGTGGGAGCGTGGAGGCGAGGTCGTGCCACGGGGGCAGAGACCGGGAGATAGGGGCGATCATGTTAGTTCTCCAAGAGTTCCGTCACTTCGGACGTAGCGTTGTGCGTTGCCATCGCTGCCGACAAGCATGATAACGTCGCCGGTGGCGAGCATGTCGCTGAAGGCCGAAAAGTAGCCTTCTTGCAGAAGGTCGGCCAGGGGCGTATCCCGGCTGACGTAGGTGTAGTGAGTGAAGCCGTTGGCGTAGCTCAGAACAGACAGATTGCGAAGCTTGGCGGTCATAACGAAGTTCCTTGTGTTTGGGTTGTGGTTAGGCGTCGGTGGATGTTTTGGCATCCGCCTGCACGTTTACGGGCATCGTGTCGCTGGCGCGGCGGCCGAAGTAGTCGAGCCGCGCCATCTGCATCCGAATGATCTGGTCTTCTAGGTTTCGGATGCCGAGATAGTTCCAAACGCAGGCGATGAGGAAGCCGGCGTTGAGGACGGTCTGGATTGCCAGAAGGGTGTTCATAGGTTAGGTCTCCGTTGTTTGGGTTGTGAAGCGATTGATTTGGCCTTGGACCCAGGCCAAGGGATCGGCGAGTAGTGGGTCACTGATATGCGCTGCGCCGATGAACAGCGTATCCGCTTTGCGGTAGCCAAGGCGGGCCGTTAAGTTGTCGTAGTAACGCTCTGGTGCGCCGTAGAGAAAGCCCCTGGGCCAGCCGCCGCTGAAGTTATTGAGAGTTCGGGCCATATCGTAGGTGATACGTCTGGCGTAGCCGGCGGATGTTAGCATCCAACAGGCCGTCGCCAAGTCGAGCGGCGTGGTATTGATGCGGTTGATGATGACGGTTTCGCCCGAGCCGTCTTTTGGCCCGTCTAGCATGGCAATGGCACAGAGGTTGACGGGACGAAGCCGCGATAGCGCCATGGCGGCGGCGAGGATAACGATGCCACGGCGTTCTAGGACGGCGGACGATACGCCGGCCGAGCTTGTCGTAACCGTTAGGATGTTGACTGGCGCACGTTCGTCCGGAACGTGGACTTGCCGCCGCATGGGCGTGGGCAAGCCCGCAAGAACGTCAGGGACCCAAGGAAACGCGCCAGCGGGGGCACGCTCCCAGGCTCGGCGTGGGGTCTCTATCGCCAGATCAAGCTTGGCTAGCATAGCCTCCGCTTGCGGCACCAAGGCGGCGTTGCCGCTTTCGGCATAGCGCGCCGTGTCCGCCGGGCTTTCGTGGTTATACCAGGCGGAGCCCATGGGGCTGCCGTTGCGTAGGCCGCCGCTGGCAAACCAGGCCGAGCGCAGCTCTGCGAGCGAAGCGTAGTGCTTTATCATGCTGCGTCCTCCGCAAGTGCGTTCGCTAGCGCGTTGTAGTCAGTGTCAGCATCATCTTCCGACAGGAGTAGGTCATCCCCCTCGGAAATGATGTCTGGCGTTGCCGCCACCGTTGCCTGCGGGGTAGCGTATTCTTCGATCGCCGAGACCTTGGGCAGCGAGGCAACAACGTCGGCACAGGCGGTGAGTGTGTCGTCCAGCCGAAGGCTGTTGTATTGCGCCTCGTCGATGCCGGCCTTGAGAACTTGTTCCGCCGTTTCCTCCGGCGTGAAGCCCGCTTGCAGCAAGGCTAGGCCGGAGAAGGTTGCCCTCGGTGAGACGATGACTTTTAGGCCCTGCCGGGCGGCGGCAGACCGCGCCGCTAGGATGACGTTGTGCCAGGCTTCGCCAAGCCGGCCCCATTGTGCCGTGGCGACGGCCTTCTCAAGAGCCTCGTCCACGGGCCAGTGGATTTTGGGATGGAAGCGGTCAAGTGACGCCGCATCAAGCTTCGTGCGGCCCACGTAGTCGTTCGTTGCGCCGTGGCCCCATGTGTTGGCGCAGGCGATAACGCAGGCGTCGGGATGGCGGCGGACTAAGCCGCCAGGGGTCGAGACGAAGCCGTTGGCTAGGGCGGAATTGAGCGCCAATAGGGCCGATGGCAGCCAGTTATCAATCTCATCGGCAACATAGATGCCGCCGCCGGTGTAGATGCGGAGGAACTCGGTGCTGACTACTTCGCCCTGGGCGTTGCGGAAACCGAGGACTTTGTAATCGGCGTCGAGGGAGCCATCAGCGCCGAACGGAAGTGACATGGCCTTGGCGACATTTTCCGCCGCCGTGGTCTTGCCGGAGCCGGTCGGGCCGGTGAGCCAGACGTTCAGTCGAAAGCCCCGATGGTCACGAGCGTTCACGGCTCGGAGGAGTTTGGGGAAGCACTTGTGCTGAAGGCCGATGTTGGTGGCGCTTGCGCCGCCGCCAGCGGTGGAGACGATTTCAATGCGCCGAGGCGGCATCAATTCGTCCACAAGGTTCCGCGCTGCCGAGCGGGCTAGTTCGCGGATTTGGTCCTTGGCGGTCGGGTCGAGGCGGATAACCGCGCCGTCGAGTTTGGCCTGGGTCAGCTTGCCGACGGTGCCTTCGATCTGGCGGAACAAGTCTTTGAGCCAGCGTTCCGTTTGAGCGGCGGTCATACCGGCGGCGGCGCCGCTTGCGCTGTTACCTTCCGACTGAATGCCATCGCCTGCGCCAGCCTCGGCATCGGCGCTGTCGTCATCCATGTCGCCGAGGAGTGCCCAGTGCGGGTTCACTCGGTTCCGCCAAGTGTGCAGATAGCCGCTTGCCAGGTAGGCTTTGACGAGCGACTGATCGAGGGCTTGATTGGCGTCCTTCGGCGGGATGCCAGAGGAAACGAGAAAATTGTGGATTAGGAGCCGAGTGTTGGCACGGTCCGTCTGCATGAAGCTATAGAGCTTCGTCTCGTTTTCGTTGTTGCGGGTGTTAGGCGGAAAGCCGAAGGCTTTGATGCAGTTCTCGGTGTTGTATTGGAGGGATGGCATGTGGTGTTCCGTTGGTTAGGGTTAAGGGAGGCGTATAAGCATGGGTAAGAGGGTGACCCTTGCGTGTATGCTTTAGCGTAGGCTACAGCACACTCTCATCGGCCGGTATCGCCTTGGGCGACCCGGCTGCGCCGGCGGCGGGCTTCGCTGTGCGGACGCCGGCGGGGCGAGTGATAACCCGGTCGGCAAATTCCACGCCCAGATGCCTTGCATGTGCGGCGTAGAAGTAGTTACGACGGTGCAAGGCGGCGGCTTGCGCCGCTTCGGTCTCCGCTTCGCGTTTGCGGGTGGCGGCGAGTTGGTCGGCGGCGACCGCCAAGTAGTTCCGTAGGTCTTGGGCTTCCAGCCCTCGGGTTATGTATTCCCGGCACCGGGCGCCGTTGACGTAGAACTCGGCCATAAGCGTGCCATCATCCTGTAGTTCGATGACGATGCGCGGCTTACGGAAGTCGCGCTTGACGGTTCCATCGGACATAGGCGTTGACCTTCGCTTGTGTTAGAGGATGCTTTCGTCCGCGAGGCGTGCCGTAGGCGGCGGCGCAGCCCGCGTGGCGGCAGGCTTATCCTTCCTACTGCTGGCGTTGCGCGACGATGGAATTTCACCGCGTAGCGTTGCTTGCATGTTGGCGTAGCCTTGTTCCGTCAGAACGATTGGCGCTTCCTGCAGCGGCGGCGGTGGGGTCCACGGCGTGCCGGTTGCGGACCGGGCCGCAACGAAGACTTGCGCGGTGAACCATGCGGGCACGTCGCGGGTTAGATCGTGCGCCATGACTACGCTGGCGTCGGCGTAGCGGACTTCGTAAGGCTTGCCGTCAAAGGTATAGGTTTCGCTTGCGAGCATCGGTAGGTCCTTTACTTGTAACCGCTTAGGTGCGGGTTCGGGTTGCCGCCAGCTAGTAGCGCGATCTTGTGAAGCTAGTGCTGTGACAACAGGGCGGTGACATGGGCCAGCGGCACGGCAATAGCGTGCTGGGCCGCAAGCGTAATGCCGTAGGCGTAAGCGAGCCATGTGGTGATAAGGATGGTAGCGGTGCGGAGCATTGTTCCGAAGCCTCCGGTTGGGCCGAGGCAGGATTGCCGCGGGTCAATGGACATAATGCCACAAGGGCGCAATCGTTGCAAGGTTTAGTTTCAAACGCAACCACATACACTTGTATTCCGCCCGCCCGCCTAGCTGCCCTGCGTTCGGAGGGCGCAAGTAACGCATGGTCCGAAGGGAGGGTTGGCACGCTTACGCCGGCGCTAGGTGATAGGTTAATCCTTCCGACCGCTTGCGACTGCGGTTGGTTGGTAACCTTCGGACTCGGCCATAAGCTTTGCTACGAGTTCGTCCGACAGGGGGATTGGCCCCGCCGGCGGGAAGAGAACGCCAGGCGGCGTCGGCGTGGCGCTAACGTCTGGCGGCGCGGTGAAGTCTGGGGCGTAGGTGACCGAAGATTGCGGCGCAACCTGCGCCGCAGGCGGGGGCGGAGAGGTGTATCCTTCCGACCGGGCTGGCACTTGCGCCGCAGGCGGGGATTGGTAGGTATATCCTTCCGACTGTGTTTGTGGCGCTTGCGGTGCTTGCGGAGGCTGGAAGGCATATCCTTCCGACTGCATCGCTTGCGCGCGCGCCCGCTTGCGCGCCATGTAGCGAGCAGCGCGTTCATTCTCTGCCCGATGGGCGCGAAAGTGCGCCCGCTCGTCTGCCAGGGCGCGGTATAGCGCGGGTGGTATCTCGCCCGACGCAAGCGTATCGAAGATATAGATTAGCTTCGCTTGTAGCGCCGCTAGGCTGGCTTTCGCTGGCGCGTTAGCTGTGTGTTCGATCGCTGCGCCGAGTGTGTCACGTATGTCTTCCATGGTTAGGGTTTTGGCGACTGCGGTTAGGGCGTCCGCCAGGGCGATTGCTTGCTCGCCGACTTCGATCAGCCTTAGCATGCGTTCTTGGGTTATGGGCATGGGAAGTTCCTCGGACTGGTGGATGTTGGCGCGGGATGTTGGCGCGAGTGTGTAGGGAGTTTATGGGGCGCATATGTTGGTGTCATCACTCATAAGGGTGCCAATGTTAGTGTAATTGTTTTCCCTGTATGCTTATGGCGCTTGCGACTGGCGACTTAGTCGGCCGGTTCCGCGCCTGCGTTCGCTTGCGCGCCGCCTATGGTGCCACCTACGGTAATTTATTCATTTTTTTTTTTTTTTTCCGAGCAAGTTAGTCCGAAGGGCTTGGAATAGCTTGCTGGACCGAGGGGAGGGCAGGGCAAGGGTTTTAAGCATACATGCAAGGGTGACCCTCGCGTATATGCGTAGATCGCCGAAGGCTTGCCGACGCCCACATGGGATAGAGACTGGTGACGATTGGCAAGGGGACGTGTGTATTGGCGTGAGTGATAGCCTTATGAGTTATGACGCCAATGCTTACGCCACATAACAACATGGTTTGCTCGCACCAACGATCGCGCCAATACTCGCACTCTGCGCCAAGCCCTCGGAACGCCAGCACGTTGCCACAAGCGCCATATACGCGCCAGCGGTGCGCCAGCAGCGCACCAACGCCATCAGCAACGCCATGTCGCCCATACCGCCCGCGTTGCACCAGGGCGCGCTACGCCCATCGACATACCGCCTGCGGTGCGCCCTGCGTCGCTTGTCACAAGCTTTGACCCAGCGGTGCGTTTTTTTTTTTTTTCCGACAAACGCTTGCGCTATCGCGCCAAGTATGATCTAGTGCCCTTGGTTGCTGA